CTTCCTGTCCATCTTCTTCTTCTTCTTCTTCTTCTTCTTCTTCTTCTTCTTCTTCTCCATCTTCTTGTTCTTCCTCTTTATCATCATCATCTTCCTCTTTATTATCAACTTCATCTTCATCTTCCTCATAATTTTCTTGTTTATTTTTATTTTCTCTTTTTATTGGTGGTAATACTTGCATATATATAAATAAAATCTAAATTTAAAATCATTTTATTTATATTTTTTTAAAATTGAATTAAAATAAATACTATATTGTTATAGAATAATTATGCATTTTATTAATACAATTGTATTAGGATTAGTTGTAAACACAATTAAAATTCCATTTGATAATGGTGCTAATATTAAAGGATCTAGTAAAGCTCCTGAAAAAATTTTTGAAAAATTACACTTTTTAAATATTGAAAATGATTATACAATAAATGCTAATAAACATATGATTTCAGTATTTGGAGATGGATTTCTTAAATGCTGGAATACTTTAAATAGTAATAAATTTCCTATTACAATTGGAGGTGATCATACAGTGGCTATATCTAGTATTTATGCAAGTAATGAGTTTACTAGAATGAATAGACAAACGTTGGGTGTGTTATGGTGTGATGCACATGCAGATTTTAATACTATGGAAACTTCAGAAAGTAAAAATATTCATGGTATGCCTGTCGCAATTCTTTGTGGAGATACACTACCAATTTTATCAAATGGTCAATCATTAGATTACTATCAATTTGGATTTTATGGTTTAAGAGATCTTGATTCTCTTGAATTCTATAGATTTCAAGAAAATAATATGAAAATTATTGATAGTGACACAGAATTTGATGCATGGGTAAATTTATTTGATAAAATTCATATTAGTTTTGATATTGATTGTCTAGATCCAACTGTTTTTAGTTCTGTTAATACACCAGTTAAAAATGGTAAATCTGTATCTGATTTAAAAAATATTTTTAAAAAAGTAAAAAATACAGGTAAACTAATGAGTATGGATATTGTGGAATATAATCCTGAAATTGATGACAATATTGATGTTATTATTGATATTTTAAAAACTTTATTTTAAAATTATTATGTAATAAAAAAAATTATTTAAATTATATACATTATAATATAAATAATGTATATATCACCAATAGAAAAATTAAGATTTATTTATAATGGCTTATTGATGGGTATGCCATCATTTGCATATAATCCAATAAATAAAAATAATTTATTAGCACCTATGTGTGTGCAACAATATAGCACATATATAAATTTTAAATTAGATTCAAAACAGGTAACTTTTATTAATGATTATATAAATGAATATACTAATAGTCTAGAATTAATTCCTTTAAAAATGAATTTATATGAAAAACCATCATATTATTTAAGTGTGAATGTTTATAATTGCACAAGTCCTGTATTTTTAAATAATAAAAATATTACAAGATGTGAAATTAATACATATGTAAAAAATGTAGATGGAACTATAGGAACTATAATTCTAGATTATTTATCAAATGGTTTATCATTAGATCCATTAAATATATTTAAAAAAGAAGATTTAATTTATTTTAATAAAGTAAATAATAATATTTTATTAGATTGTAACTCAAAAAAAGAAAAAATATACTTAACTGTTGATTACAATTTATTAAAATATAAAAGATACGTTATTAGTAAAAAATTAATAGATTATACTGATAATATTTATTATAAGAATGGTATAATGGATAAAGTATATTATGATTCTACACTTACTAAGGCATCAATTAAACAATCAAAACAAATAATCAATCATTTTTTTTTATATAAAGATATCTATTTTAATAAAGTTGACAGTGTTTTTTACTTTGATAATAAATTAAATTTTGTAGGAAGTATTTGGGATAATTTATATAAAGTATAAATCATTTTGTAAATTTTTACTAATTGAAGAATTTTTATTTATAAAATTATTAATATGTTCATATAAAAATTTATGATAAGCATTTATATATTTTTTTGATCGTTTATTATTTCCAAGACTTATTCTTGAATAATGCATTATATTACGCCATGGATTATTTAGTATATCTGAATGTCCATAATTTTTAATATCAATAGATAAAATTTTATTTTTATTTATGATTAATTCTTCAGGTTTTATGTTTAAAAAAGGAATAAATGGCAAAAATGGTGGTATCTTACTCCATTTATAAGAGTTTTCAGCATTTAAAAATAAAATACCTTCTAAATAATTTAAATTTTTTTTTGATTGATAAAATGGTGTTTTTACTGGATCCAATAATATTAATTTATTTACTTTATTATTACATTTATTAATTGCTGTTGTGCACCCTGAGGAATGTCCTATAAAAATTATATTGTCATATTTTCTATCTAATATATTTATTAGTTTTTCAGAAAATTTTTTACTTTTATAATTATTAAAAGTAAATGGTATTTTATATAATTTATATCCACCGTGAAATTGTGTAAGAAAATTAGAATAAATATTTGGAGATATCAAATTACTACCTCCAGAAAAAAAAACTATACAAGGTTTACTTTCTAAAATTATTGCAATTGAATATAATAAACCAATTATCATTATCATTATATTTATATGATAAAGTTGATTTTTTTAACTAATATTTATAATATTATTGTTTAAATTTTATAAATATTTCTAAATTACAGTAACGCCAGATAAATTATTATTATTTATGGTTTCACTTCCATAAGTTAAAACTGATCCACTACTATCTTGAACAATATTTGCCTGATGATAATTACCAGAAATATCTAAAATATAGAAAAAATTATCTGAAAAATCAATTGTTGCAGTTCCAGTATTTAAATTATCACTAATATCTTTATAATCATTAAGAGATGTATCCATGCTATTTAAAATAGCATTAACCTCATTATTATTACCACGTATATTAATAATTGTCATTATATATATATATATATAATTATATAAAAATTTTTACATATATTATGAATTATAATATTATGAATTATAATGTTGGCGATTTTATAATTACACATGTATCGTCTCACCCAGCTTTAATTGTTAATAAAAATTACCAATCATCAGATTTTCTCATTTCTATAAAAGAATATGATGGAGATTATATATGGGTGGATGCAAATCTTATAATGCAATTAGCCAATCTAAAATCAGAAGAAAAATTAAGTATTTTAGCGAATTTTGGAACTTGGTTTTATCAACAACATAAGTTACTATATCAACAATTGATTATAGAAAATCTAGGATTTTAATGTTTTTTCTTACTGATCACCATCTAAATCACCATAATCATCATCCTCAGGAAGATAATCTAAGTCATATGCTTCAGCTTCTATTTCAGCGGCAATAGCCTCTTCTGAATCAATATCTAATTTATAAATATCTTTATTCATATCAGTAACTGCACTGTTAATTCCTAATTTTTTTTCTTTAATTGCTTGTTTTTCCATGGCTTCTCTTTCTTGATCATAATTTTCTTGCACATATTGCGTAAGTCCTTTTTGTAAACCTTTACTCCATCTTTCTAATTTTTGATTTTTGAATATATTTTCAATTTCTCTCTCTTCATCTGTTAAATTTTGAAGGAAATCTGTAATTATATCTTTTTCTTTTTCTTTTGACCTCAAAATTTTCTCCATAATACTTTCATAATTATAGTTTATGTTTTTTTTATCATTACATATAATTTCCATAATTGAAACAATATAATTAGATAATTTTTTAGCAAGTAATTCTTTATTACCAATATTAATTGCTAATTGAGTTATTTCATCATCGCCTTGTTCCTCTAATTGTTCCTCTAATTGTTCCTCCATTACAATAAAATCTTTTTTTATAATACTATCTTCATCATCTAATAATAATATATAATAATCAATTATCTTCAAGAAATAGTATTTGTAAAGTAGGATAGATATATTTCTATCAAATATAGAATACAATTCTGTATCAGCAGTAAATATATAACTAAAAAATGGTGTATTTTCACATAATAATTGTATATTTTTTGATATATTTTGTATATTTTTCAAAATTCCACTTAATTCCTCATCACCATAGAATTGATTTAAATTTATATAATATTTATTAACAATATCTTTAATATCATTGATATGCCGCTGAGATAATTTCCAGTGTTTTGGTATATTAATACTTGAATAATTTACTTTATTTAAAATTATATTTGGAAATATATCTACAATATTATTTATACTGTTTTTAATAAAATTTATCATTTTAAAAATAGTCTCATCTTTACTATCAATATATATATTATTACCACTCTCTATAAAGGATGTAATATTGCGAAGACAATCTTGAAACTGTTTAAATTTTGGTTTAGATAATTTAGAATTAAATTTTATAAATTCTTCTATATTTGTTATCATTGTATCATTTGAATTTGCTAAAAAATTTTTGAAAGCTCTCATGGCGGGAGTATCTTCTTGAAGTGAAATAGAATATGTATCTAATAAATTATTAAATAAATTTACAAACTCTTCTGATATTAGTTGATGTTCAATATCATCTGTATATTCTACACTTTCTAATATGTCTCTCAAAATTTGTGTATAATTTGATGCGGGATCATTTAAATTCAATGTTATTTCGTTTTTTAAATTTATAACATTCATTAATTTTTGTAACAATTCATCACTATAAGTGATTCCTTCTTCTTTTAATTTTTCAATTTGTTTATCTGTTGATTCTTCATCGTAAATATCATAATTATTAATACAAAGACTACGTAATTCATCACTTAAAAAAGAAGTATTACTTTTACAATAAAATATAAAGGTGCGATAAATTGTATCTTGTGAAAGTTCAGAAGTAACTTCTGGATATTTATATTTTGTATCTCTTGGATCAAATAATATAGATGAAGTAGAAAATCGCTTTATATCATAAAGAATGTCACCTAATTCTATTATAATTGTGTTATATATATCAAGATCTTTATCGTTATCTATAAAGTATTTATGTATGTATGTCGATGTATCATCGCAACACGCATTTTCCAAAAATGGTTCACTTAAGTTATTTGTTATTAGTGGTGTTTTTTTATCAACAATTTTTTGTATTTTTTCCTGAATTGCAAGAGAGAAAAATATAATCTTTGTTTGTATTGTTAATATTTGTTCGTGTTGAAAATAAGAACCAGTTGATATATTTTCCAATAATTGACTTTTAAATGTATCAGAAATATTAAGTAATTTAGTAATTTTAAACTCTTGTAATGGTGGTAAAAAATTAATAGTAGTATCAAACTCCAATAATTTGACATCTATAATTTCAGTTTTTAAATATTCTTGTTTTTCAATAAAATGGGTCAATATCGTTTGATCCTTAACAACTAATTTTTCAATATATGCTTCCATTCTTTTTGCGATACTTGATTCATTTAATTTTTTAATAGAATTCCATGGTTCGACAGAACTTTTAATTTTATTTGCTATACATGATATATATATAAGTGCAGATTTGTCAGATCCTTCAAATGGATATCCTGTAAATGATTTTATACATCCTGGAAATGTTTTTCTAGATTTAATACTTGGTATACTAATTTGTATGCCGACTAATATAAAAATGAAAGTTAATATTAAATATAATAAATTAATAACTTCTTCATATGTTTGAACATTTTTTTTACCTTTTTCTTTTGATTGTTTTGCTTTAATTTCATAATCTTCTTTATCAGGTTTTTCTGATAAATGAGCTTTTATTACATTATTAATAATAAAATCTTTTTGTTTATCAATATTTATTCCCATTTCACGTGTTATAGTTGAAATTATGTTAGATATTTTTTTAGTTTCTTCTGTTTTTTCTGGTTTTTCTGGTTTTTCTGTTTTGCCTTTTAAGACAGCATCACCCAAATCAGCCTCCAATATTTCACGACTTCTCATTCTATATCCTTCTTCTGTAAATCCTTCTTCATTATTGAGATCTATTTTTTTTATAAGATATCCACTATATTTATCAACCCATGAATCTCCATCATCACTTATAGTTCCTTGTTTTGTGCATATTATATCCAATTCATGTAAGTAATCTCCTTTTGATACATATATATTTGCAAGATGGCTCAAAAATGATGGTAATAATTTTACATTTGTTTTGTAGCAATATAACCAATATTGATCCTCATGTTCGAATGGTTCTCTTGTAAAATGTAATACGAATCGTTGAATATCATATTGTTTTTTAACTAAATCACTCTGTCCTAGAATTAAATCTTTAAGATTTTCATATGGAGAACTAATAACAACACTGTCATCATCAATAATACTTGCACTTATCATTTTTTTTATGTTATCATATTTAAGAAAATTTATCTTTTCTAAATTTTTTAAATATTTTATGTTATCAAAATTTAATTGTAGTAAGTAATCTATTTTTAATCTTAATTCTTCTTCTTTTTCACCATATTCTACATTAAATTCTTTATATATAGCATCTAGTGTTTGTTGATTGATATCATGTTCAGCTATATTTAATTCAACACATTCACTGTTGTTGTTATTTATACAATTTTCTTGAAGATTACAAAATAATTTATTATTTATAGTTTCTCCCATGTTTCCTATATTTTCTGTTGTTCTTTCGTCTTTTATCCATTCGTCATTTTTTCTTATAAAATACTCAAATATAGGTGTGTCAGTTTCGCCTATTACTTCTAAAATAGCGTAATCACCGTTTTTTATTGGGATTTTTTCTGATTTTTTGTTAGGTTTACTTATATACTCAGAGTCAATATATATTACTTTATTGGGTTGGGAATCTAGTAATAAATCTTCTCTATTTGTATATTTTTTAACAATTGTTTTACAATCATTTGATAGTTCTTTTTTTTCAGTTATCATTTGTTCATATTTTTGAACAAAATTATCAACAAGATTTATTGTTTGTAACTCTATAGTAATTTTAGTGATAGCTGTTGCAAATAATTTTCCATAATCCATTTTTATTATTATATCTAAAAATTCAGAATCACTATAGTTGGTAGTTTTTAAATTATACGCATCTAATATTAAGGCTTCTAATTGTTTATTGGATGATAATAGTTGTAGTAAATTATTACTTAGTAATTCTGGTGATTTTTTAGAAATAGTTTGATTATATTTTTTATACATTGCATTAAAATTCTCTTTATACTTTATAATTTCTTCTTCTATAAATTTATTTATTATTTGATATTGTTTAAATGTAATATTGTTATGATAAATCATAAATACTTCTAGGAAATTTATAATTGAATAGAAGGAATATTTATTTTTGATATATTTGTTTAATAGATTAAAAAGAGATTCTGTATTAGGAATTATAGAATTTAAATATTTTTCATAATTTTCAGCATCTCCCCATAGTTGTTCGTCTAATATATATTCTGTCGTAGATAAAAAAGAAAAATCTGGATCTTCTTTAAAATTATCTATTATCACTGTTCTAATATCAATATTCTTATTAAAAAATTGCCAATAATTTATATTTTTATTGTTTAGTTCAGCTCTTTCTAATATATTTGTTGTTGGTAAATCTATTCGAGAAAATAATATAACCGGCAAAGGTAGCATTAAAAATGATCTAATGCTTATATTATCATTTTTAGTAAGTGGAACTATATTATTGTCTTTTAAATATGTTAAACCTTTTGTATATGTTTCTATTAAAAATTGTTTCCTTTGTATAGTGTCATTAGATGCAACAGATGAATATAAATCACCTAAATTATTAACTATACTAAGAATATTTGCATTTACCTCTTGTGTTGTTAATCCATTTTCTGTATATACTGGATAAGTAAATGGTGTAAAAAATTTGTTTAATAATTTAAATAAATATTTATATTTATTTTCATCGTCGGATATATCACTATTTTTATACATTTCAATAGTGTCATTTTCAGATATTATTGATTCTTCAAATAAAATAGGATCTATATCTTCTGTATCTATCCCTTCTAATATTGATTTATCTATATCATATAGTTTTTTTTTATTATATGAGACTGGAATTAACCAGTGAAATTTTTTCTTCAATTCTAATATAAATTTAATAATTGGTTTATATGATTCATCAATAGGTTTTGGCATATTAGCATTACCATATTCATCGTAATCAGAATAAAAGGTTCTTAATTGTTGATATCTATCAATTATTTTGTGAATATTATTTAGAACAGAAAGTGTTCTTTTATGTTTAGGTATATCTGATAATAGTTCATCTAATAAATCATTAGTCTGTTTTTCTATATCAAATCGCTTTTCACCTTCTGGGACATCAACTATATGTGTTATTTCATCTAATTCTATTCCAAATTGAATTTGATCGGCATCTAATAATATTTCTTTTAATTGTGGTTCAACAATTTCTGGACTTTCAATTTGCCAATCAGGATCAATTGGCGATGATTTAGATTCATCTTTGTCTTTTTTATCTGGAAAAACATATTCATTTACCATTGGATCAAGTAAATCCGATTCTGTTTTTTTTAAAGGGCTATTTCTTATAATAATTTGTTCAATTGGGAGTTTTTCTGGTATACCTTTATATTCAAAATCAATATATATTATGTTGTTATTTGGATAAATTCTAATTTCAATCATATCTTGTTCTAAATCAGTTATCTCTCCTGTTATAATAGATGGCACTTCACCCCCAAAATGAATATCTATCCATGTTCCAGAAACTAAATTATTTTGTTTTGCATATCCAGGAAAGGGTGATCTACTTAATAATTCAATGCTTTCAATTGATTTATCTTGTAATTGACCATCATCTTCTAGTATAAGTGTTATTACATTTAAATTATTAGAATTAATTAGATTTATTTTATTTAAGTCAATATATTTAACATAGAACTGTTGATTGTTTAAATAATTATTAGTTGGAGCTATAATATTTAATATATCGCCTAATTGTATATTTATAATAATATTTGGTGAATCTACCATTATCTTATATTTATAGTAGAAATTATTATCAATAACGAAATGTAATTAAAGATAATAATTTAAATATTCTAAAATGAATACTATTGAGTTCGATTTATCATCCTTATATGGTATCAAAATAGATAATATTTTTTTAAAAAATGATAAAGATAATATTGAAAAATTTAAATTAATTCATAAGAATTGGGGAAAAAATGATAAAATATATAATATTTTAAAATATGATAAAAATATACTAACGTATGATATGGTATATCAGACTGGTCTATTTCGATCAGTTATATATAGTAATAAAAAAATTAATGTTTTTTCTCCACCAAAATCATTAAATATAAATGTATTTATTTCATTATATGATATTGAAAATTGTGTAGTAGAAGAATTTATTGAAGGAACTATGATTAATTTATTTTATGATACAGATATAGATAGATGGGAAATTGCATCTAAAACAACAGTTGGATGTGATGTTACATTTTTCAAAGATCAACCAACCTTTCGTGAACTGTTTTATGAAATATGTGATGAATTAAATATTGATTTTAATATGTTTTCTAAGGAATATTGTTATTCTTTTGTTATGCAGCATCCAAAAAATAAATTTGTTATTCAACTTATTGAAAAGAGATTATATTTAATAGCTGTTTATAAAATAGATAATGAAACTTATAAAGTTACTGAAATACCAAGATATTATAATAATGATATATTAAAAAAAATTTACTTACCATTACAATATAAATTTAATTCATATAATGAAGTAATCGATGCATTTGGATCAATGAATACAAATTCAAATATAATGGGTGCAGTTATTTATAACATAAATGGTAGTCGAACAAAAGTTCGTAATCCAAATTATGAATATATTAAACATTTACGTGGTAATAATACTAAATTACAATATCAATATTTGTCTTTAAGAAAATTAGGACAAGTTAAGGATTATTTAAAATTTTTTCCAGATGATAAAAAATCATTTCTAGTATTTAAAACACAAGTGCATAATTTTACAGATAATTTATATAAAAATTACATTAAATGTTATATTAAAAAAGAGAAACCATTAACTGAATTTCCATATCAATTTAGAAATCATATGTTTAATCTACATCAGCATTATTTATTAATAAGAGCAGAGAAAGGATATATTAATAAAATAACTGTAATAAATTATGTTAATAATTTAGAATCAGCAAGATTAATGTATTCATTAAATTATCATTTAAGAGATATTACTCCGGTGGTAGAAACTCAACCAACCCAAATGGAAATTTAAAAGATTTAAAAATTTAATCTTTTTTTTATATTCAAGGTATTATTTTTCTTAATAAAGAATTTATTTCTGATTGTTTAAATAATATTGTTTTTATAGATTTATCAAAAAATTCTAAAACAGATTCTTTATCATCAATCATAACATCTACATTCATAGCTTTTGCTATAGCAGCTTTTGATTCATTTTTTTCGCAAAAAATTATTGAGTTAAAATACTTATCTAATCCATAAATATTAAGAATTTCTCTGCTTTTTTTTGCATTATTAGGATAAGCTTTACTTATAATTATTAATTTATTATTTTCATTCTTGTTTAACTCTAATATTATATCATATATACCAGGAATTAATTCAGTTTCTAAATAATTTTTAGTGAAAATATTAGTATCATTAGATGGTGCAAATATTACACCTCCTAAATCAAATGCTATTGTAAATAACTGTTTAGACATTTTATTCTATAATTTTATAATAAATTTTTATATAGTTAAATAGTATAGATTATTATTTTTTTAAAGATATAAAAATAAATTAACTAGCATTTTAATATTTTCTTTAAATATTAAAATAAAATAATTATGTTATTAAAATTCATTGAATAATGTAAGTAATTTTTCATAATATTCAATTGCAATAGTAGCTGCATTATTTATATATAATTTAATAGTATTGTATTCAGTAATATCATTAAATCCTAAACGGATAATACTAATATTAATATGTGGATGTGGTTTATTAAAACCACAATATGTTAAAGTTTCTTTTTCAATAAAATATATTTGATATAGAGTATATTCTAAAATTTTACCAATTGTATAATCTTCATTTTCTAAAATAATATCAAAACAATTTGGAATAGTGGATTCAGATGGTTTAATTAAATTATTTTGAGAAGAATAAATTTCTATTATCTTTTTTAATCTTGTAATAATAATTTCTATAGCATTTTTTACTATAGTTATATTACTAAATACACCAATTGTAGCGATTGTAAAATCAAAACTATCAGGAATAAATATACGTTTAGCGTCCAATAATAACCAATCTTTTTTAGCATATTCATATTCGTCATCATTTGTATATTTTTCTCTCATTTCACTTTCCTTACTTAACAATGTTTCTTCTATTTTTATTAGATCAGGTGTATTTTTATAAGAACATGTAGATATAACATTAAATGATCCATTTTCTTTGGCTGTTCCAATACTAAATAAACAACTAAATTTTAAATGCTCACCTGGTAAATTATCACTAATTTTTGGTCGCAATCTACAAAAATCAATAAATTGTTTACTAATATTATTTGGTGGAAATATATCTTTAACAATACTATCATTCAAATATTTATCTGTTTTTTTATTTTTTATTTTAAAATCAGCAGTCGTAACATATATAAATGATTCACTTGTATTATTAACATCTACTTCTAATATATAATCTTCTAAAGGCATTTCCAAATCACTAATATGAATTGGAATACATGATAAACGCTGTTTTAATACTTCATTATTAAATCTAGAAGTATTAATATCAAATGTTGCATCATTTTTATCGTATGGGCTTGTTCGAAAAACTACAGTTGGAATATCTGATAATATAACTCTACGTATAGCATTTGCATAACTTACATTAATGTTACTAATTGTAAATGTGAGAATATTTTCTTCTTCTTTAATAGCATCAATTGTCGGGTTCATATGATAATTATAGATAATAAATTATTATATTCTTTTTATTAATCAATTTTAATAAAAATAAGTTAAAAATAATACATGAAAATAAAAAAAATATATAATGAGTATGATATTATATTATAGCAATTATTGTTCATTTAGTAATTCAACTGTACAAAAATTATCTAAATCACAAATTAAAGATGATATACACTTTGTATGTATTGATAATAGAGTAAACAAAAACAATGAAACATATATTATTTTATCAAATCAAAAAGAAATATTATTACCGCATATAATTAATAAAGTTCCTGCTTTAATGCTTTTAAATAGAGGTAATCAAATAATATATGGACAAGATATAATAGAATACACGCAACCTGTTACAAATAATAATAATACAATCGAACAAGTAATAGAACCTCAAGCGTTTTGTTTTAGTGATATCAATAGTTATGGTGTTATGTCAGATAATTTTAGTTTTTTAGATCAAAGCATTGAATCCATGTCAGCAAAAGGAAATGGTGGATTAAGACAGTTAAGAAATTATGCAACATTAGAATATAAAGATTCAATAGAAACACCACCGGAAGATTATGTCCCAAATAAAATAGGAGATATTTCAATGGAAAAAATTCAAAATGAAAGGGCAAATGCGATAAAATAATATATATATAAAGAATATTTATATGTATTATTTTTTAATATTATAATATTTTAATGAAAGATGCTTTAATTATAGCAATAGGAATGTTAGCAACAATGATTGGTATTTTAAGTTTTATGCCTGTAATTTCAGTTATATATAAAAGTAAAAGAACTAATAATTTTCCATATTATACTATTTTTTTAGCAATTATATCTAATATATTATGGTTTATATATGGAATTTACAAAGAAACATATGCTAATATACTAAGTGGAACTTTATATTTTATAATATATTGTTTTATACTATATATAAAATTATTATATTAATATAAAGAATTATTTACTTTTAAAAATAATATGGAAAAAAAAGATATTTTAACAACATTTAATAATCATATTATAGATTTTTTTAATGATATATTACTTATTTTTCCTGAAGATAATGATTTAAAAGTTTCACAAGTAAGTTTACTTGCAATTAGAAAAGCAAATCCTAAATTAATTATTTCAACATGGAATACATATATTTCTAGTCAATATAGTTCTGAAATAGAGATGGGAAATATAGAATTTTTTATTAATAAAAATTATACAGAAGATTTAAAAGATATAGAAAATTCTTCTACAATTTTAGCAAAAATAGATACATTACGAGAGCCAATTAAACAATTAAGCAGTGAAAATATGAAAAAAACTATACAATATATACAAAATTTATCTAAATTATGTAATTTATATTATCAATTGGTGTAGGATATTATGTAACTATTTGAAATAAAAATTTAATATAATTCACTTATAATTTAAATAATAATACATTTAAATATAATATATTTTTAATAAATATATTATGTCTGAAGTTAATGAACAACCAGAACAAAATGAAATTCCTGAAGAATTTAATAAAATTATTAAAGATTTTATGAATGATTTAATAAGAACTTTTCCTGATATAATTACAAATAATGGTGTTAAATTAGAAACATATTTTCCTAATGAAAATGATGAAACTATCTCGCCATTTATATATGCGTTTTGTAAAGAAAAATATCCTAAACTTTTTTTTGATATATTATATGAAAATAGTGATATTTTTAATGATATAAATGTAGAAGTTGAATTATTACCAGGTATAAATTTTACAGAATTATGGAATAGTGAAATTTCAGAAACAACTAAATCTACGATTTGGAAATATCTACAACTAATATTATTTTGTATTGTCTCAAATATTACTTCAGAAGAATCTTTTGGTGATACAGCAAAATTATTTGAAGCTATTAATGAAGATGAGTTTAAAAAAAAAATAGAGGAAACTATTTCTCAAATGAAAAATTTATTTAATACTAGGGAACAATCAGACACTTCAAATGTAGATTATGATACTGGTTCAGAAAATAATAATGATAGTATGAACTTTAGTAATTTACCAAATGCTGAAGAATTGCATAAACACATTAATGGAATGATGGATGGTAAATTAGGGAGTTTAGCAAAAGAGATAGCTGAAGAGACAGCAAATGATTTAAATATTAATATGGAAGGTGCAACAAGTGTAGATGATGTTTTTAAACGTTTGTTTACAAATCCAACAAAATTAATGGATTTAGTTAAAAATGTTGGCTCTAAATTAGATAATAAAATAAAATCTGGTGAAATTAAAGAATCAGAATTATTAGAAGAAGCATCAGCATTAGTAGATAAAATGAAAACCATGCCGGGTATGGATAATCTAGAAAATATGTTTTCTAAAATGGGTATTCCTGGAATGGGAAAAGGATCAAAAGTAGATATGAATGCATTTCATAGACATATGGAACAAAATATGCGATCAGCTCGAATGAAAGATAGAATGAGATCAAAATTACATGAAAAAGAAAAAGAGAAAGAGAAAGGAAACGAAGTCAATAAAGATTGTGTTATTACTTCAAAAGGAGTTAATATAGAAGGTATGGAAGAATTAACTTTTGCTACGGGAGAATCTGTTGAAAAAAGTAATAAATATTCTAATAAAAAAAAAAACAGAAAGAGAGCAAAAAAAAGATAGTATAAAGATTTGAATATATTTTTAAAATAAATAAATAAATAAATAAAATAATTTAGAATATATATAATGTCTACACCTATTTGGTTAAATGATCCAACTATTATATTAAAACACGATAAATTAAGTGAATTTTGGCCAAAATTGTCAATGACAATTGAAGAAAAGGTAAATGCTATAACACGATTGATTATTTTATTAACGATTTTAGGATATATGTTAACATTATCTTTAAAAATATTGGCTGCAGGAATTATAACTTTAGTAACTATTATTATTTTATATTTTATACAATCAAATGAAAATTTAGATAGTAAAAAAATCAAAGAATCTTTTAATAATAATACCCAATCTGAACTCTATTCAACATTTTCTGATCCAAAAACCTATAATTTAGTTAAAGAAAATTTAAGTAAACCTACACCAAATAATCCTGTAATGAATGTATTACTTCCAGAAATACAAGAGAGACCTAATAAAGAAGGTGCTGCCCCAGCTTTTAATCCCACTATAGAAGGTCAGATAAATAAATCAGTAAAGGATTTTATATCAAAAGAACATAGTTATGATAAAAGTATAACTGAAAAATTATTTAATGATACTGGTGATGATTTTATGTTTGATAGATCGATGAGACAATGGTATTCAACACCAAATACTAGAATTCCAAATGACCAAGATGGTTTTGCAAAATTTGCGTATGGTTCTATGATATCGGGAAAAGAAGGTAATAAATTTGCTCTAGAAAGAAATCAAAGTGGTTCTTATAATTATACAATGTATTAATTATAAAATTAAAAATATTATATTCAACAATTATATAGAATGTCAATATTTAATCAATTATTTGATAATGTATCTCGTATTGGTAATGATAATTGTGATTTAACTAATAAAAATCTTCAAAATACTCAAGCAAGTAATTATATATTGGAAAATTATCAAGTATATAACCCTATAAATAATGCTTTTAATTTAGCAACAAATCAACCAAATGTATTTTTAGCTGGAAGTAATGGTGGAGGTATAAATAGAAATAATATAGATGAAAATTCAATCCTCAAATTTGCACATCAAACAAAATTTAGAGAAAGAGTTTCCGAACAAGAAAGATTATTTTCAACAGTTCCGTATTTAGGAAAAGGACCATCTAATGTTGTTCTAGAATCTCAAATTAAAACTGGCGATTATAATTTAAATAAAAAAAGTACAGATCCTAATAGTGAAGTCAGTCATGTAGATTATTCATATTATCCTCTAATTCCATCAATAGAAGCAACAATATCAAATCCAGCTAATTTAGTAGAAGGAGTTGCAGCAAATGACTGGGTAAAAGGTGGTGTTCCATCCAGAATTCTTAATAGAGATCAAACTAACTAAAATTCAAATATTTAAATTTAATTATAAAAAATATGTTTAATTATATTATAAATGAGAGAAGGCCCACTAGATATGGTTTTCCATGGTGTATTAATTGCTATTGTTTTATATTTACTTATGCGATATTTATTAGGGCAATCTAATGCAAAAGCTTTGGCTCGTTCGGTTTTATTAGGTTCATTAGCAGTATCATATATGGTCGTATTTGGTCACAGATTACCTGGCTATGTTAATCATAATTTAATGTAAATAAGGATAACCTAATAGAGATAAAATCAAATATTTAGTTAGAAATATATTGTTAAAGAAATAACTATATTTAACAATATATGGAGAAAAGAGAAGAATTAAAAGTGAATAAAGAGTCGATTGTCCATAATTCAATTACTTATAAAACGGATTTTATATGCACATATCAAGATATTGATGATTTTTATGAAACAACAATATTATATCAGATACAACTTTTACAGGCATTTGATTTATTAGAGTTTAATGATAATATTATTAACAAAATGACTGAATCATTATATGAAAGATATAAAGAGAATAAATATATATTAAAAATTATAAAATCGTATACTAATTATCAGGACGATTATTTATCAATATTTAGATTATGTTTTAGATATGATACATTCTATTTAATGCATTCTATATTATGTAGTTTAATTAATAATAAAGAAATAAAGAATGAAGATTATAAAGAATTATTAGACAAATCTTTTTAAAAAATAATTAAATTCTTTTATATAATTTAATTATTTTGTTATATATTATAATGACTTCAACACGAAATATTAATAGTAAAGGTAATTATTCTCTTGAACAAAAAATGTCAAAATATATTCTAAATAATTTAGCATTTTATAACGGACCAAATGGTAGAGCTGCAAATCCTGCCTTTTCAGAATTATATAGTCCTAGTTATATACCTGCAGACAATTTATCATATAATTCAACTGATATAGAATCCGAATTATTTGGGATTGGTTCAACTAATTTAGTAAAAGAAAAAGCACCTGTAAATCCAGATTTGAAAAATCTACCTACTGTTTCTTTTTTTGAAAGACCAAATATAGTTCCACAGAAAAAAGTTGATGAATTAAAAGGGCAACGACCATTTATTGTATAAATTAAATTCGAAATTGTTAATTTATTATTTTAATTTTTAATATAATATATTATAGTATATAATATGTCATTTACAAGATGCTACGATGATAAAGATAGAATAAATATATGTCAAGATAGAGATGTTGATATTTGTAAATATATATTAAATGTTCCTGGTAATGGAAATAGACCATCATTTATAAATGATCCACAAATTCGATTACAAAAATTTGGTGCAAATATTTCATCAAATATTGTTGATATAAATAGTAATTTAAAAGGAATTGATAGACAATTAGATAGAGATTGTATTAATAATGTAGATAAATTATCAACTGGTCTTTATTTAAGAAACATTTTTCCAGAAATAGGATCATCTGTAACAGAACAACCACGAGCAATGTTACCAGCTTGGCAATTACGAGATTTAGAACAAAATAATTTTAATTATTTACATTCAGATCCACAGAAACATACCGAAATATTATTTGCTAATAATATTAGTTCAAGAATTTTAGAAAAAGACAATTTTAAACAACAATATCCTTGTTTATAGGATTTTCATCTTAAATTTAAGTATTCTATTTAAATTTAAAAATATTATATTTTATATATATGGCTGAAATAGTTCCTTTAATATTATTATTTGGTTCATTATATGTAATTTCCAATAAGGAAAAAAATAAAGAAAATTTATCAAATATGCAAAATAGAAAAATCATTAAAAATGATTTACCAAATAGTGTAGTTAATAATATAAATTATAAAGCAATTGAACATAACAATGAAAGTATAACAATTGATTCATCTAGTAAAAATTATGTTCGACAATATCCTAATTCAAATCAAACAACAGACAAATTATTTACTTCAAACTATAAAAATGAAAATAGAAATAGTAATGAAATTAATAGTCTTTCCGGTAATAAAATAAGTCATAGTGATTTTAATCATAACAATATGGTTCCTTTTTTTGGGTCAAAGGTTAAAGGACCAATAAACAATACAAATATTACAGAATCAATATTGGATAATAGTCAGGGAGCTGGTACCCATATTTCGAGAAAAGTAGAGACAGCACCATTATTTAAACCAGAAGATAACATACAATGGAGTAATGGTGTTCCAAATAATAATGATTTTTACCAATCGAGACAATTACCAAGTAATAAAATATCGAATGTTCTTCCCTGGGAACAAGAAAAAGTAGGACCGGGATTAGGTTTAGGTTATACAACTGGTGGTAGTGGAGGATTTAATTCAGGTATGATAGATAGAAGCTCTTGGATGACCCCAACAGTTGATGAATTAAGAGTGAAAACGAATCCTAAACTTACATATGATTTAGCTGGACACGAAGGCCCTGCACAGTCTGAAGTTAAAAATTTGGGATTCGAGGGGGCTGTAGAAAAAAATCGACCAGATACTGATTATTCTCTTGGACCAGAAAGATGGTTTACAACAACAGGAAATTCTATTGGACAAACAATACAATCTAACCAATTATTATCAGATACTAATCGAATAACTACAACAAATGAATATTATGGTGTTGGTGGTAATGATGGTGATTCAAAAGCATCGTATTTAAAAGGTCATTATGAAGATCCTATAAGACAAAATTTAGGTCAAACAGATATAGCTCCAGTATCTGCTCAAGGCCATGGAATAGCTACAGAATCAGATTACGGTATAAAAGGATATGATATTTTAACAAATAATAGACAAGCTAATTGTCCGGCTATTAATAATGGTAATATTGGTGGTATAAATGGAACATTTAAAGCAATGGTAGCTCCAATTATAGATATTCTTCGTCCTAGTAGAAAAGAAAATATAATTGGTAATCCAAATCCAGCAGGAAATATTACTTCATTTGTTCCCAATTTACCAATAACAAATCCATCAGATAAAGTTAAAACAACTATTAAAGAAACAACAGTAGATAAAATTGGATTAAATCATTTAAATGTTTCTCATATATCAGTTCCAGATGGCGGATATAAATCAACTAATTTGCAAGTAAAAGAGCAAAAAAGAAATATGGCAGATTCTTCAACAATTGGTTTTGTTGGTGGTGCATCAACAATGGAGGCTCAAATGAGTGTTGCTGCTTGGGATAATCAGCATAATAATATTAATAAAACATATGAAAATTGGCCTATGCCGGGTGGGACTTCACTGTTTAATCAAAATACAAATATTCAAATAGCAAAGAGGGATCATGATAGAGAAAATAATAGAACATACAATAAAACCAGAGTAATTCCAGAAGGAAATAGTGTAACTGGTATAGTTCCAAGTTTAGAAACATATGGTAAAATAAATATGCCGCAACAATATAATCAACAAATGAATTCAGATCGTATGAATCCAGAAATTCTTACAGCATTTAAAAGTAATCCATACGCGCAAAGTTTAAATAGTTATTAATAAGGGTAACTTTGTTAAAGTCGAAAAATTTAATTTACCATAAATATTCATGACTTAATATTTTGGCATTATATAGTCCTTTACTTTTTCTTTTTTCTTGTTTAATAGCTTTTTTACGACTTTTTATGCCAGAATGTCTAGAATAATAGTTTTGCATACGTTTTTTTGAACCATGATTTTTATTTTTATATAATTTTAAAGGTGTGCGATCTTTGTATTGTTGATATCTTTTATCTCCAAAATGAATTTTTCTTATTTTTTGTGTTTTTTTATTTTTAACATATGCTGTATATTTTTTTGGAAATGGTCCTCTTACAAATTTAATTATTTTTTCCTTCATTTTATATATATAAATATTATAAAAATATATAAACATCGGTTTAAGAGAATATCTATTATTCTAAGTATGAAAGAAAAATTAGATATACATAATAATATTATACAAAAATTAGATTACTTTATTTCTATAAAAAAAATACCAAATATAATATTCCATGGGCCAAGTGGTTCTGGAAAACGAACAATTGTTTTTTCATTCATAAATAAGATTTATAATAATGATAAATTTTTAAAATATAACAATGTTATGTTTGTTAATTGTGCTCAGGGAAAAGGTATAAAGTTTATACGCGAAGAACTAAAATTTTTTGCAAAAACACATATTAATTATAAATGTGGAAATTTCTTTAAAACAATCATACTATCTAATGCTGATAAATTAACAATTGATGCACAATCTGCTCTTAGAAGATGTATAGAATTATTTAGTCATACTACACGATTTTTTATTATTGTAGAAGATAAATATAAATTACTAAAACCAATTATGTCAAGATTTTCAGAAATTTATGTTCCTCTACCTTATATCAATAATTCATATATAAATTTATATCAATATAATTTAGATAGTATTAAAACAAATAATTTAAATTATTTAAAAAAATATTTAACAAATATAGATGATCCTTTAAAACTGTATACAATAACAAATAATTTATATAATAAAGGGATTACTGGTTTGGATATTATTGATTATATTGAAAATACATATAATGATGATTTATATAAATATCAATTACTTTTAGTTATTCAAAAAGTTAAAAAAGAATTAAAAAATGAAAAACTAATTATATTATTTATATTAAATTGTATTTTTTTTCGTTACAAATCAGATTTAGAAAATATATTATGTATGTAAAATGGATGATTATTCTATAAATAGTCTTACTGAATCAAAAAATGAATGGTGTGCCAGATTAGTTAGTATATTATCTCATTGTGTTATTTCTGGTATTAGATCTATATTTGATGAAGCAGTAAAATTATGCGCTGATAGTAAAGAAGATAATAAATATTTAATGACATTTCAAAATTTACTTAGTCAAATACCTCAATGGAATCCAAACACAATTGAAAATGAAAAAAATAGAATTGAGGCAGTTAGTGGATGTAAATACTTAGAAGATTTAATTACATGTGTTCATATTATACAATTAAAAGCTCTTACATGCATTCGTGTCGGACAAAAACAAAAAAAAATAGATATAGATATACCATCAATTGATAAATTTATTCATCAAATATATATTAATTGTGCAAGAAAACTATATACAAATATTTATCTTTTCGAAAAAGATATTTATCCTTTGCAGATTCAAAAAAATAATAGAGAATTAGAATATTTAATTAAAGAAGCTATTTTATTAACAATTAGAGATAATATACCAGTAGATCAAATATTACGAGCTTATATTGATGAAACAGAAGAACAAGAATTAAATGTTTTAGATGAAAAATTATCTAAAAATTCTAAAGAAGGTGTTTTAGATATATCAAATCAAGAAATAAACTCTGTATCGCCAATCATAGAACCAAGTCCTGTTATGAATATTTCAAAAGAACCGAAAACACTTGAACATGCAGTGGAACAAATGGCAAAAGATATAGAAAAACCAGATGATAATGAAATAATTGAACCAGAAATTACTATAGATACTAATGATACTAATGATACTAATGATAGTATTGATAGTAATGATAGTAATGATAGTAATTCTCTTGAAAAAATAGCAGGATCAATTAATTTTTCAAATATCGATAATGTAATAGATAATAAGAATAATGAACATAAAATTTTGGCACCAAAAGATTTAGAAACTTTAGAAAGAAAGGCAGCAATTATAAATCAAAAAAATAAAGAAGAAGAAGAAGAAGAAAATTTAAAACTAAATATAGGTGATGATATAAAACTAGATATGGAGACAATTAATTTATCTAATTCATTAGAATTAGATGATAGTCCGGTTCTTACTGATGTGGAAGAGCTTTAATTGGGTTCCCCCAGCAGTGATTTCATATAGAGAAAGTCTATAACAGAAAATTATGTTTATATAATATAATATATATATGGGTAAATCTATAAAAATTACTAAATCTAGATTTTTTTATAAAGATAAAAACGGGGATTTTAAGCCATTATATGCGCATAAATATTTGAAAGACTTTGGTATATCAGGGCGTAAATCATATATTAAGTGGAAAAAATCTAAAAGTTCAAATTCTGGAACCTATCATGGTAAATTTTATACAAAAAAACAAACTCTTAAAAATAGAAAGTAAAAATAAAAAACATAAAAGTTTAGGGTTTTAAAGGGCAGAATGCCCTTTATATGCGTTAAATTAGTATAAAGTAATTACTATACTAATTTAATGGAGAATATTTATTTATATGCATTAATTATTTCATTTATATTTCTTATTTCCAAATTTTTTGAAATGAGATTTATAACAAAAGAAAATAAATCATTGAAAACATGTATAATTGATAGTGGTTTTGTCTATTTTAGTGTAATTATTGGATTTTTTATTATAGATCAATTTAATTTAAAGACAAAAACATTAGTAGAAGCTCCGGTTTTTGTAGATAATCCAACTTTTTAAAGAAGTTAAAGATATAACCAGTAATAAAGATATAAAAAATGATAGATCATAGATATTTTATAAATAAATTTCCTAAAATAGAACTTTTCTATGATAAAATATTACATAGAAAAGTTCACGCTGATTTATATATTCTAATTCCATCTGGAATTAAAGCGTTCGCATGGTTTACATATTATAAAAATAAAAATATATGTGTATTTATGCATTTGAATAAATATAATCTAATAACAAAAGTTGAAGAGACAGTTTTATCATATGATAAAAATCTATCATATGGAACAATTATATATGGAACATATTTTAAACATAATAATATAAATTACTTCTCAAGTGAAGATATTTATTATTATAAAGGGGATGATATCCATAATAACCTAGTTTATATTGATCGATTGCAAATATTAAAAAAAATATTCGATTCAGAATTAAAACAAGTAGCATATACTAATAATTCTACAATATTTGGATTACCTTATATATGTGAAACACTAAAAGATGCATTTAGTAAAATACGATTACTAGAATATAATATTAGAGGCGTATTATTTCGTGATTTTAATAAAAATACAGAACATGGTTTATTATTAAATAAACAAGAAAAACCACCAGAATGCATATTTAAAATTAAAGCGGATATTCAACTTGATATATATAATTTATATTGTAAAGATTATAAGAATGATTTTTATGATTTAGCTTGTATTCCAGATTATAAAACTAGTGTATTAATGAATAATTTATTCCGAACAATTAAAGAAAATATAAATTTAGATTTATTAGAAGAAAGTGATGAAGAAGAAGTGTTTGAGAACATTAGTGAAGATAAATATGTTAACTTAAAAAAGATTGTATATATGAAATGTGTATATATAAAGAAATTTAAGAAATGGAAACCAGTTGAGCAAGTTAAATTTGGTGAAAAATTATTAACTAAAAAAGAAATTTTTATATTAGAAAAAAGATAAAATTTTTTTTCTTAATACTTTACTTACAACACAACTATTACTGCGAATCTAAGCAATACTAATAAGACATTTCCCAGTGGGGATTGAATCAAATTCATCATATAAATTATTTTCTTTATTTTCCTTATTTTTTTCTTTCTTAGTTATTTCAGTCCATTTATTCCCTCGATAGTCAGAACTATATGAAATCATATAATTATTTTTTTGATAAAAAGCTTTACGTTTTACCCATTGTTTTTTGAAAATATCATGACTATCTATTATATCAATAATAAGTGGACTTTGGTGTTTTACTCTCATAATTCTTCCAACTGCTTGTTCAATATCAGTTTTAGGTGTTGCTAAAATTAATGTTGTTAATGTTTTTATATCTAGTCCTTCTGATGCCATTGAATATGTAGCAATAACAATTTGTTTACTTTCGCTTATCTTTAAATCATTTTGTTTCATGCCTCCAATATAATATCCAACAGACGCAATTTTTCTATATTCAATAGCTTTATATAGATAAATTAATAAACATTTATTATGTCCTAATATCATAATCTGTTGATTTGGATTTAGTTGCAATTCTTTTGTAATAATATATATAATTAATTCAGATCGAATATTAAAATTACATAATTTACTAATCATAGTGCTATATTTTGGGTTACCTCTATAATCATATTCAATTTCATTAAAAGTTTCATCAGATATTTTAAACTCAATAGCTTTAACTAAAACAGAATTTGCTTCTTCTCTTTTCTCTTTGTGAATAATGTCACCCAAAAACATTTTAAATACCTTTGATAATCCATCTTTTCTATTCATTGTAGCACTTAAACCTAATGTATAAGTTGTTATTGCTTTTTGTAAAGCTCTACAAAATATTTCAGCAGAAAGATGATGAACTTCATCAACAATAGTCAAACCAAAATCTTCAAACTGATCCTCTGGATATTCTTTCATAGATAATGATTGTAACATTCCAATAACTATATCTTTATCCTGAATATCAATTATTTGTCCTTGAATTCGCCCAATGCGTGCATCAGGTAAAAATTGATTAATTCGTTCAATCCATTGATCAACTAGAAATCCTTTATGGACAATAATTAGTGTTTTTAAACCAATTAATTCAATTATTTTTAAGGCTAATACAGTTTTACCAAAACCAGTATAAAGATCAAGAAGACCACCTTTATTTTTTTTTACATATTCTATATACTTATTTACAATAAAAATTTGATTATCTCGTAGAACACCTGAAAAAGTTAAATTAATCGGTATACCTTCACCTATTTTATTTTCATTTGGTTCACCAAATATACTTATTCCAAAAAATCGTGGTATATAAAATTTTTTATTTGATTCGCGATATATAGGATATGGTGTTGGTTGAACCGGAGATTTAGGAATATATGGTTTAACTGTTAATTCTTCTCGTAAAAACATTTGTTCTTTTAAAGATAATGTTTTTTTATATATTGAATATCCTTTTTGACCAATATAAGTTTCGTGAGACATTTAATTTAATATATTATTAATAATTATTATTTTTATTTCAATTTTGAATGAAACAAAAATAATAAATATTTAGTATATATAATGACATTACCCTATAATTTTTTACAAAATAAAAATAATGGTTCTATTATGTTAGGAATATTATTAATGGGATATCTTTATTTAGATACCCCAATTCCATTTAATTTTGTATTAGAAAAAATGTCTTTATTTGTAACTATATTATTAGTTATAGGTGTTACATGTTATTTATGTATTAATGTTAATGTTTATCTTGCTATTATCTTTGTAATAGTTGCTTATGAAGTAATTAGAAAATCAATGAAACAAAATCCAAAAAATATTAATAAAAAAGTAAGATTTTATGGAAATTCAGAATCAAATTCTACTGTTATTTCAGAGAAATTAAAAGAATCAAATACTTTAGAAGAAGAAATGGTTAATAAAATGGTTCCAGTAATTAAGCGCGATCCTCCTAATCCAACCCCCAGATATCAAGCTTTATTACCAGATTTAACAGGAACAGCGCCAATTGATTACGATGGTATGTTATAAATATAATAAACAGGATTTCATTATTTAAAAATTATTAATTATTCTAATCTACTTCTTCAATTTCTTCATTTTCTTTATTTTCTTCATTTTCTTCATTTTCTTCATTTTCTTCATTTTCTTCATTTTCTTCATTTTGTGAATCATCATAAATTTTAGATTTATATCCTTGTAATTTACTTAATCCATGATCATTATTTTTGTCCATAACAATATTTTCTCCATCAAACAATTCTTTTTTAATTGTAGCAGCATCAACTATATCATTTTTTAATATTGTATTTTCTGTTGTATTTAAATTATTAACATTAACTAGTTCATCATTTTCATTAACAGTTTGTGTAAGCGTATTACCAGTATGTCTAGCTTTTTCAATATTATCCTCAATAGCCTTACGTTTGGATTCTCTTAATCGTTTTTCAAATTCATCTTTAGCATATTTTTCATTTTTTTGTTTTTCATTCATTAATTGATTCAATTCTTCTTCCAAATATTCAACTCTTCCTGTCTTATATGCATCAGGATCCCACGGCATCCAGACACCAACCGGACCAACAAAGACGTCGTGATTTGGATCAATTTCTCTCAACATTTTACATCTCAACTCAGCTTCTTGTTGTGATGGAAATGATCCGCGGATTTTAATACCCCTGGTTGATGTTTGAAAATCATATTTTTCTTGAAAACTTGTTTCTAGACTTTCTTCATGATTATCAATATAAGTTTTATATTCATCATCTAATGTTGAAACATATAAATTATCTTTTTCTTCATTTGTAAAATCTTTTAAATCTTTAGTAAGTTTATCAAAATTTAAGTTATACTTATATGCAATAAAATTTAAAAATTGAGTAAACTTTTCCAATGATTTGCTTAAATCGTATTGCTTTAAAAATTGATCAAAAAAGAATATTTCTTTTTGCTTTAGTATTTTTTCAGGAGAAAGAAATGATAAACATACAAATTTTTGACCAGCAACTGGATTATCTTCATCAAGTAAATCAATATATTTAGGATCATCTTTTCTAATAAAGGTTTCTTTAGACATATTAGTCATTATACATTATTCACATAATTAAAGTTTTAAGTTTTTTAATTTCTATATATATATTTATTTTATTTTCTATATATTTATTATAATATGAGTATCGGTGGATTTTTAGATCTAGGCGAACTAGTTAAAAGAGCCCTCAAATACCTAGTTGAGGGTTTAATGGTTGCTATTGCAGCATACGTTATTCCGTCAAAAAAATTAAAGTTAGATGAATGTTGCCTTATTGCTTTAACTGCAGCAGCAACATTTAGTATTTTAGATACATATCTCCCAAGCATGGCTGTAACCGCGCGTTCAGGTGCAGGTTTTGGTATTGGAGCTAATCTTGTTAATTTCCCTGCTCTTTAAATATTTTATAATTTATTAGCTAATCGAATAATTTCTCTAAGATCCTGTTTTTCTATTTAAACCAAGATTTCGTGATTTTGCATTTTCTTTTAAGAGTTTCTTATTTTCTTTTATCAAACGATAGAGTTGTTGCCCAAATGTAGTATTTTTTATAATATTATTTGCTGTTCCAGATTTAATAAAAATTTCAAACTCATCATACCATTCAGAAAATGTAGTCCATTTATTTACTGTTTGTGTTAAAAATCCAGTTTTATACTGTTGTTCATCTCCTCTACATAGAGGACATGAAAAACTATTTTGAGTTTTCATTTTTTTGTAACAATTTTTACAAGTTCCATGACCACATTTAAACATTTCCATTTCCGTTTTAGAATAATTCAAATTCCAAGATAAGCCTTCTTGTAAACAAATAGAACATGTATTGTTTTCAATATGTATCATTTTTATTTTTATAACAACTTTTATATGTTACAGAGAGAAAAAACTTTAAATTTTCAATTTTTTTTATATTATTGTATTTTCTTTTGTTTCCTTGTTTTCTTCCTCTAGTTTTTTTATATATATGATAATATTGTCAACCATATTGAAAACAGACCTTAAAAATATTACTAAAAATTCGGAATAATCAAAATTTTGTTTAAATTGTTGAAGCATTCCTTGTTCCCATTCATTTACATCATTATCCATTATAGGTGGCTGAAATTTTTTTACTAAAGATATTATATATACTGCCAATTTATAAAGATTATTATCATCAAATGCATCATTATTTATCATGTTTTTAATTAATTCTATATCTATATTTTCATATATTTCTTGATGAATATCTGTTCTATGTGGAACAAACTTACAAAATGTATCTCTTAATTCACTTATTAATGAAATCAATCTATCATACACAGGTGGTTTAGAATTTAATTCTTCATGTAAAATATCCCAAAATGCTGCATGTAATGTATCCTTTATTTGTCTCTGTATATTTACATTTGATATTACATCATTATCTTTATAATTATTAAAATATTCTTGACCATTTAAATATATAATTTTATTAATTATATCTTCTTGACGTTCGATACATATATTAATAAATTCTTTTTTTTCATCAGATATTGATTCTTTATTAACTCCATTTTCTTCTGCATCTTTTAATATAGCATATATCATTGATTCTATTTCATAATATGAAGTAGTCATAACATGAATTAATTGTTTATGATCATTTATTTTCCATGCATCAAATGAATTCTTATATAATATAAGTAATTTATTAAATTCATAAATCTTAAATATAGTTAATTTAGAATTTAAAAAACAATGAAATTTTTCAACTACATTTTCAGCAAGGTTTTTAATTATGTTATTTTGAACTTGTGAAATTATTATATCATTATCATTATTATTAATATCTTTATAATAACCATAAATAACAAAGGCTGATAAAAAGTCTTGAGATGTTAAAAAATTTTTTTTACCATAACTGGATATTCTAGTAATTTTTGTTAAAATATAATTTACAATTAGTAAAACCCTTTTATCCTGTATTTTTTTTGTAAACTCTTCAAACGTATTATTTTTAATAATATTTTTATCATATTTAAGAATATTTATTGCTTTTTTCATTTGCCTTAAACGATAATGTCTTTGCAATAAAATATATGGTTTTATTTCCTCCATAATATATATCTATAATAATAATAATATATTTCTAATTTAAAAATTTAAATATTTAATTATTGCTTTTTATCTTTAAGATATTCTTCATTTTGAATCCACCCCTCAGATGTTTTGAATCCCCAATCACGAGTTTTTTTTCCTGGGATAAATATAGTCCAACAATATGATCTATCTTTATCTAATTCAATTCTATGAAATGTATTTGCTGCTGCATATCTATAACTAAAAGGACCTCGCCAAAATTTACCTTCATTTGTATGTTCCCAATAACCAGGATATAATGGAATTGATATATATGACCATGGATGATCATGTAAATCATCTGGATCAGACTTTAAAAATTTATGAAGAAATATATTAAATGGAAAATTATTTCTATCTTTTAAAAATAAATAATATCTTTCTAAGTATGGTTCTTTATCATTTCTATCATTTATAATACGATACCTTCCAAAATAATTCATAATAGCATTAAATATCGAATATAAAGTGTCCATTTTTATTATATCTATAAGATTTTATATTTATGTATTTTTCAATTTTTTATATTAAAACCACAGATATAGAGTATATTTAATTAAATACAACTATAAGAAAATGATTATATGTGTCACTATACTCATTGTCTCCGATTTATGTTTTGCACATGTAATTAAATTGAAAAACCAAAGTTTAAAATCGGGGGTTTAAGGGGTCTCCCCTTATACAGTAGGTATAAATATCCAATCTAATTCTAAACATATTTTTTTCCATATTTCATCCTGTTCTATTCTTTTTTCTCTATCTTTTAACATTGGAAAATATGGTAAAAACTGTGTTTGATATAATAATTCACATAATTTATATATTGTATAGTAATAATTTAAAAAATTAACTCGATCTTGAGGACAATATTTTGCATACGGAGCTTGAATATCAATAAATAAATTACATAATGTTTCTTCTAATTCAGGTGACATAATTGGTGGTTTTATACCTAATTTATCTTTAATAAATGGTATATGTTCATAATATTTATTATATCTTAATTTTTTTAGAACTTCTTTAATTTTTTTATTGCTCATTGTTCGAATATCTAATCTTTCTTTTTTTATTTGGAGTTGAATATTATTAATTATTTCTTCTGGTATTAGAGTGCTTTCCTTTGCCTGAAATTGAGCCAATATTTCTCTAAAATGATTAATTCTCTTATAAGCATAAAAACATACTTCTTTAGGCGGTTCTTTATATGTTGGTTTTTCGTTTTCTACTAAAAATTTAATATTTTTACCACATTTATTACATACTAAAATCCCTTCATGTTCAATTGGAATTAACTCGCCATTATTGCAGAATTTACATACATGAACTGGATTTATAAAATTATTAATATTTAAGTTATTAATATCTATGTTAGTAAAATATTTTTGAACATTTGTTATACAGTTCTCTGTATTATTATCACTATTATCTTTTATATTAAAAAATTTATCCAATAACTTTACATTAGTATTACATGTTGAAATATTTTTTTTATTTTCAAAATATTCAAATATATACCCAGCATTATTTAATAAATAATTTTTTTTATTATTTTTTAATTTATTTATTTTAGCATCAATTTCTTTAATTTTATCTTTAATTTCTAATTTTTCTTCAATATTTTTATTATTATTAAATTCTAAAGATAAATTTTCTCTTTGTTTTTTAAGTTCTGGTATTATTAAGTATTCTTCTTTGTTAAATTCTTTTAAAAAACTATTATGTTTACTATCTAATGACATATTAGTTTTATTATCAACAACAATTTTTTTTGTATTTTTTGGTTTAAAAGATGTCATATAATTATTATACTTTTATTATTTAATTAATAATATAAATTATTATATTAATAATTAAGATATTAATAATTAAGATATATATTATTATATTTTTTCTATATTATTAATTAATGAATATTAATCTTCATGTTCCGGATAAAATAGAAATCGATAATATAATTATGCAAAAAATGGTATTTATATACAATGCTTTAGAAAATGGATGGGATATTAAAAAAAATAATGAAAAATATATTTTTTCTAAAAAACACGAAGGAAAAAAAGAAGTTTTCCTTGATAGTTATCTAAGACAATTTTTAGAAAATAATATTAGCATTGAGAATCTAAGTAGTTAAAATTATTGCGATATTTTTTTTTATTTTTTTAATTAATTAATTAATTAAAAAAAATATAATTATTTTTTTTTCTTTAGCAATATTATAATATATGGGAGGCGGTTTAATGCAGCTCGTTGCGTATGGCGCACAAGATGTCTATCTTACAGGAAATCCTCAGATTACCTTCTGGAAGGTAACCTATCGTCGTTACACTAATTTCTCGATGGAATCAATTGAGCAAACATTTAATGGCCAGGCTGATTTTGGTCGTCGTGTTACTTGCACCATTAGTCGTAATGGTGATTTAGCTTACAGAACATATCTCCAGGTTACATTACCTGAAATAGGCCAGGGTCTCCCTGGTAATGGTGAAAGCGTATTTGCCCGCTGGTTAGACTTCCCTGGTGAGCAGATTGTATCACAGGTTGAGGTTGAAATTGGTGGTCAACGTATTGATCGCCAGTATGGTGATTGGATGCACATTTGGAATCAGCTTACACTTACTGCTGAACAACAGCGTGGCTACTACAAGATGGTTGGTAATACTACTCAATTAACTTTCATTACTGATCCATCATTTGCAGCTGTCGATGGACCTTGTGCTGAAGCGCAAGGAAGCAACACTCCTAAACAGGTTTGCGCACCTCGCAATGCTTTACCAGAAACAACTCTATACGTTCCATTACAGTTCTGGTATTGCCGTAATCCTGGACTTGCACTTCCTCTAATTGCGCTCCAGTATCACGAAATCAAGATTAACTTAGATCTTCGTCCATTAGACGAATGCTTATGGTCAATGAATGGCCTTGGTAATACAAAACAAACTAACAAGAAATCTGCGGCTGGTGTCTATAACCAATCTCTTGTTTCGGCGTCACTCTATGTTGATTATGTTTTCCTTGATACTGATGAACGTAGACGCATGGCACAAAATCCACACGAATACCTTATTGAACAGGTTCAGTTCACTGGTGATGAATCGGTTGGATCCTCGTCTAATAAGATCAAGCTTAACTTCAACCACCCTTGTAAGGAGTTAGTATTTGTTGTTCAACCTGATGCAAATGTTGATTATTGCGAATCGTTCGAGCATGGAAAACCTCTTTGCAAAGTTCTTGGTGCGCAGCCATTCAATTACACTGATGCAATAGATGCTCTTCCTAACGCACTTCATGCCTTTGGTGGTGAGAACTCGATTCAGGGTGTTGATTCATTTATTAATACATCTGGTTTCTTTGAGCAAGCTGGAGCAGCTGATGTAACTCGGCTAGAGGGCTACGAACCTGGTAGCTATGGTGGCGCTGAGTTTGACGTTAGCAGCTATCAATCTGCGTTATCCGATGCTGGCACCTTTGTCCTTGCTGAATCGTCACTTGACATGCATTGCTGGGGTGAGAATCCAGTTGTTACATGCAAACTCCAGCTCAATGGCCAAGATCGCTTCTCAGAACGTGAGGGCACATACTTTGACCTTGTTCAGCCCTACCAGCACCACACCCGTGCTCCCGATACAGGTATCAATGTTTACTCATTCGCGCTTCGCCCAGAAGAGCACCAGCCATCGGGAACATGCAATTTCTCTCGCATTGATAATGCTACTCTTCAACTTGTTCTATCTAACGCAACTGTTAGTGGCCAGGACACTGCCAAGGTCCGTGTCTATGCGACTAACTACAATGTCCTCCGTATCATGTCTGGTATGGGTGGATTAGCTTACAGTAATTAAGTTAACCTAAGAGATTAAGGGATCTTCCCCTTTATTTTTAATATTTTTTATATTTAAAAAATATTAATTAAATGATAAAACATTACTAATATAAAGTTGAATATTCGGTTTGTTGAACTGGTTGTGAACGTGTTAATAATGGTGGTTGTATAGATGCCTGTCGCTCGGCAGGAGTAAAACTAACACTATTAAAGGAATTTCTTGATTCAGATACAACGCGTGCTACAGATGTATATACAGCTTGTGTAGATAATTCATTTTCAAGATAATTTATTGCCTGTTCCATTGGAATACCAAGATTTTCAGCTTCTAGAATTGCGTCTTGATTTGCTCCCAAATAAAAAACTTTAATATTATATATATTTTCAGCATTAGAAATTATTTCTTTAATATATTTTCTATTATATTTAATACTACTGTTTTCTAAACCATCACTTGCTATATAAATAACACAACTATCATAAGCTTGCGGATTCATAACTTTTTTCTGTATAAAGAAAGTTAGTGTATCTCCAATAGCATCCAGTAATGCAGTTGATCCACTCGGTATAAAATCTGATACTGAAAAATCACCAACCTCACTAATCTCGAGTGATCGCAATTTCATTATTTGTTCATTATTAAATAATTTAATTGAAAAATTAATCGTATCTTCTTGGCTTTTAGAATTTTTTAACTCACTAATAACAGTATTAATACCACCGACTGTATCTTTCTCTTTGCCTTTCATAGAACCAGAACGATCAATAACTGCAATAACTTCTTGAATAGTCATTTTTTATATACACTAGTAAAATTATCATTAAATCATTTAAAAAAAAATATTTCTTAATTTTTTTGCGTTAATCTTATAATTTTTTTATAATCAATATATTATATTGATATACATATACTTGAAATTATATAAATTATTATAAATTTATATAATTATTAAATATTTTTTATATTTCTACCTTTTGGAAATTATTTAATTGGATCACTTTCTTTAAACCTGCAAATTAATAATATTATTATATTATATTAATATAATGATAAGAAATTCTAAAAGAAAACCGTTTTTAAAAAAATATAAAAGAGGTGGCACTAAACGAAAACAAGATAATAGTGTAAATGAATTATCTGATGCAAAAAATTTAGTAAATACATTAAATGAAGAATTTGAAGAATTAATGCAGAAATTTCTTGCATTACCAATAAATCAACAAAATGATCCAAAAGAGCCACTAACTTATTTAATCGGAGATGTTGCAAATAGACTAGTTAAGGCGGAAAATGCACTTAAAGAACTTGAAAAACATATAGAACATTCAAAAAAAATAAAAATATTGCATACAATGCGCGGTGGATTAAGATCTAGAAAACGTTCAAAACGTTCAAAACGTTCAAAACGTTAAATATTTTTTAAATTTTATTTGGAATATATCACAAATATATTTAAAAATAAAATATTATGTAATATATATAATGCAGATTTTTGTAAAAACACTAACTGGAAAAACTATTACACTTGAGGTTGAGCCCTCTGATTCTATTGATAATGTTAAGGCTAAGATTCAGGATAAGGAAGGTATCCCCCCTGATCAGCAGCGGCTAATTTTTGCAGGAAAACAGTTAGAAGATGGTAGAACGCTATTAGACTATAATATACAGAAAGAATCAACCCTTCATCTTGTCCTTCGACTAAGAGGAGGCAAAAATTTCATTTAAATAAAAAATAAAATTGATTTTTTTTTATTGTATATATTATTACTAATATACACAATAAATGACTGAATACGAAAATATGATTGATAATTATATTATTAATAAAAAAAAAAATTCAACAAATATATGGAAAAATTCTATTAATAATTTTATTAAAAATATAAAAAATTATGATAATATTAACAATTATGAAATATATATTAATAATAATATCATTAATAACAATACTTGTCGTTTAGCATCAGAAAAGTTTGAATTGCTATCATGTCTACATAATATTGTAGAAAAAAGCAAAGCACATCATGATTATCAAGAAGAACTTATAAAAGATTTGAAAATTTCTCTTGCTAATGTTAAAAAGAAATTAAATGATCTAGAAGCTAAATATACTCGTCAATTATCTCAATGTGAAGCAGCAGTATCATTTGATAATCAATGTTGTATTTGTATGACTGCACAAAAAAATTATGCTTATATTGGTTGTGGTCATATGTGTGTATGTGGGAGTTGCGCTGAAACATGGGGAAATAAATGTCCAATTTGTAAAACTGATAGTTCTGTAATAAGAATATATAATTCTTAAAAAAATATACTTAACAGAATAATCGCTGCATATTAAGAACTTCTGGTTTATTTTTATCATAATTAAATATTTTAGATATTAATGAATTATCACGAATTCTAATTGTATATTCATCACTGATTTTATTCCGACCAACTCGACCTAGCGCCTGTATAATTTTTTCTTGAGTCATATTTAGTAAATCTTTACCCAAATAACAATGATCAAATTGATAATTTGTTCCATATATAAAATCTGAAGACGCAATTATTATATATAATTTTTTAGATTTCGCTAAATCTTTCATAATCTCTGTATAACGACTACTAGTATTAATAGAAAAAACTCCAATACCCATTAATAGTAGTAATTTCCATACATCATCCATATCATCAATTAACATAATTTTTTCAACTGTATGTTCTGAAATATCTGATGTAAAAGCATTAGTTATATTTATATGTCCCCATTTAATTAAATGATCTTTATTATTTGGAATATACATACCAGGCATACTTACAGTTTGAATATTATATTTTAATGATTCTATTTTATTCTTTAAACTTCTTAATTCTGGTGAAATACCACGATCATTTGATATCTTATTTTCTTTCATATTTAGTTTATTTATTCCATCATCATAATTTTTTTCCATTTCTAAAATTTTTTTATTTATATCTGAATTTATATTTATTGTTTTAGTTATATCTTCAAGTATATTAGATGGAATATTCATACATTGAATACAAAAATATCCTATTTTATTAACTTCTTGTGTTATATATATTGTAGGTCCATTTACTAATGTATATGCATCACTAGTAGAAATATATGTTGTCGATTTATATACTTGTTTTCTATTTTCACTAAAATAATTATATAAGTTTAACCATTCCTTTTCATTCTTTATATTTTTTAATAATATTAAATAGTATAATTTTATAGAATCAATTGTAATATCTTCTATATTTACAAAATATTCATCTATTGAATAGATACTATTTTTATACAACTTTTTTCTATTAACATATTTAATAAATTTTATACACTCTTCCAAATCAATATATCTAAGAATTGTTTTATTTGATTCAATATATTTTACAGATTCTACTATATTTTTATAGACATTACTATTATAATGAGGCGCTTCACTATATCCATCCCGATTAATTAATGAAATCGATTTCGAATAATCATAATTTTTTATAGAATGAATATTACCACCAAATCTCATTTTATAATTACTTATAGTTTCTTTCATTTCTTCTATTGTTGGTAATGTTGCTGAAGATAATACAATATTAGCTATCATATTTTTTTCCCAATTATTTTTAATTATACTATGAAATTCGTGTTCTTCATAATCTAAACTAATGGTTGGCTCATCCCAATATAAAATTATATTTTCTTTATCATTAAATGCAATCATATAACGCATTGCATATAAATAGGATTTTATATCACAAATCATTATTTCTACTTTATCCCCAACTGAATTATCTACTTTAAAAATTCCTCCAGTTTTTGTATTTTTACTATATTCTTTTGCCGAAAAATAATGTAATCTAATATCATCAATATCATTGCACCCAAATGCAAAAGCAACACGTTTTTCTATTGTAATTGCTGCTTTTGCTAACGCTAAACCAACGTGTCTTACAGCACAAACAAAAATAATTTTATATGATTCTGATAATCCAATTGGTGATAATGTTTTACCAGTTCCAGTTGGTGCAATATAAAATAATAATTTTGGCATAGGATCCTTTATTTTTGTAAATAATTCTTTTTGATGTGTAAATAATGTTTGATCATTATATTTTATTAAATCGGAATTTGATATAATTATTGATTTTGCATTTGATATAATATATTCTTTATCTACTGCATCCTCAAAATAATTCATTATTGAATCAATAATATCTAATAAATATTGATTTGTATTACAAATATTATATTTTAATAGCTTCTTTAATGTATAATAATATTTGATCCAATCACTATCTGTATCTTTATATTTTAATATATTTTTAATATAATTTATTAAAATATATTCGAAAATTATATTTTTTTTCTCGAATAAATTACTTTCCATGTGATCAAATCGTATTATATCTGCTTTACTTAGTGATTTTTTGCTAAATTTTTTTGGTGTATATTTTATTTTATATTTATTATAAATAATTACTAATTCAGGTTGCAAATATTTCATAAATATATATTCATTAATTAATTCCGTATTTGATAATTTTAAATATGATAATATGGATAATGTTTCATTATTTTTTATATTTATATTATGAAAACCAGCAACAATTAATTTTAATATTTTTTTTTCCTCGTTTGTTGATGGAATTTCTATACTTTCCCATTCTGCTTTTGTTAATTTATTTTGTTGTAGATCCATTTGTAGATACTAATTATATTAATATTATAATATCTCTTAAAATCCCTTTACAAAATTAAAATTATTAATCATCTAATTTGCATTTTAATGTTTTAACGTATAAAATATTATTTTTAGATTCATTTTCTTGAATCGCTTTAATAATGCACAACCAAAAAGTAAGAGTTATATAACTATTTACACCCAAGTCACAATTATATAATTGTTGCCATTGAGACATCTTTTGTAATTCAATTTCAGTAACAGGATACCGAATAAAACAGTCAGTAATTAAATTTAATAATTCATCAGTAGTAACAAATTTATTATTTGAAGCTATACTTTTAAATATACAAAGTAAATCGTCTATATTATTTGCTTTAGATATATAATACCTTATATAGTATAAATATAAATTGTGCTTTGTATTCCAAATATTATTTATTACTTTATTTTTAAACATTATTATTTCAGATTTCCAAGTCATCAATTTATCACTAGATATATAATATAAATATAAAAATTATTTTTAGGTTTTCCCATTAAAATTGAACTATTATTAATGAAATAATATATTTTATTAATAATATGACACGAGTTGTTTCAATCGACGGCAATATTGGCTCCGGTAAATCTACATTTGTTAATCATTTGAAAGCATATTATGCTAATGAATCAAATTGTTGTGGACAAAAAATTTGTTTTCTACAAGAACCAGTAGATATTTGGAATACAATTATTAATAAAGAGGGTAAGACTATGATTGAGTGTTATTATGCTGATTCTGAAAAATATGCATTTTCATTTCAAATGATGGCATATATTTCAAGATTAATAACACTTAAGAAAGAATTAAAAAAAAATTATGATATTATTTTTACAGAGAGATGTCTATTTACTGATCTTAATGTATTTTGTAAAATGTTATATGATGATGGGAAAATCAATGAAATTGAATTTCAGATTTATAATAAATGGTTTAATGAATTTATTGATGATATTCCGGATATTGAATATATTTATGTTCGAACCACTCCTCAAGTTGCATTTGATAGAATTTTAAAACGAGGGAGACCCGGTGAAATCATTCCTCTAGAATATTTAACTACATGTCATGAGTATCATGAATCATGGTTTAAAAATGTTACTAATAAATGTATTATAGAAGGAAACACAGATATTACTAATGATAATTCTCAAATACTTTCAGAATGGATTACAAAAATAGATAATTACGTCCAGATGCATGTTCTTACATTTGATGGCGCATCTAGGGGTAATCCTGGTCCATGTGGTATTGGCTGGGTTATTTGGAAAAATAAAAAAATTCTTTATGAGGGAAAGCATTTTGTATCAAAAAGTAATACAAATAATTATGCTGAATATGTTGGTCTTATTATGGGACTAAAAAAATGTAATGAATTACAGATTAAAAATTTAATTGTAATGGGGGATTCTGATTTGATTATTAAACAAATGAATAAACAATATGAAATACGGTCGCCAAATCTTATACCACTTCATAATCTTGTATTAGACGAAATTAGTGAAATGAATTATACTAAATTTATTCATATCCCAAGAAACAAAAATCAAGAAGCTGATTCATTAGCCAATTTAGCTATTAATAAATGGGGAAAAACTCCTTATTCTTCTGATTTAGAACTTTTTGATATTCCAATTGTAGAAGGTCTAAATTTATCTTAATTAAGTGTTATTAATTGAACATATTCCTGATTTTGATCTGAATTATAACTGAGTTGAGCTGTTTGTCCATCTGATCCCGGATTCGCAAGAATTGGATTACTCCATGTTACCTTTTTTACAGTTGGAATAGTTTTATCTTCAGGAACATTGTCAAATATATGATATACAGCTGGTGTATTTTCATTTGCTCGAAATGTTAACTCGGTGTCATCTGACTTTCCTAATGTAATTTTACTAGTGCCATTATATTTTACTAATATTCCATCATTATTTTCTTCCCCATTTATGTTGTTCCCAGGTGGTGTTATGCTTTGGTCAAGATTGCCATCTAAATCTATTATAATGGTACCCTGGATTCCTCTCTCATTCCCAATTAAAGAATAACTTAAATGACTATTTAATTTATGTATAGATGGTAATACTATTGTTAATTGTTTATCATATCCAAATACTCGAAGATGAGGAACATCACGATAAAATGGAATATAAATTAATTCATCACCTAATGATACCTCGTTGGGAATATTAAATATATTTTCCGAATTAGTATTTCGATATGTAGAGGTCGGGCCAGCATCAACATCACCACTATATTTTGTAAACATACTACTATCTCTATCAAAGCTTATTCGAGTATTAGGCGCTATCTTCTCAGCATTAATTCTTAATAATACACCACTATTATCCTGTCCTAATGAATTCTGTCCAAATGGTCTCATATAATCATTTGGGAAAGTAAGGCCTGTGAATTGTATGAGGTACCCCACGCCTATGGCCGTCGTCGTCGTCGTCTGTGCTGGTTGCAAAATTGTTATTTTTTTACTACCTCGGCGGGGACGCGCTTCGACAGTTAATGTATAATTAAAAGGAGTAGCGCCTGAAGCGGTGCTAAACGATTGTGCTATTGTATCTAAAGTTGGGTCTATAGAAATATCGCTAGCATCTATATTAGAAAGTCCCTTAATTTCAAATTCTATGGAACCAATACCACCGGATATATCAGTTATATTATTATTTAATAACACTAATATTTCATTATCATCATCACTACGTTGTAGTGAAAAGGTTGCATTATATAATGGAATATAATCAACTTTTGTTGCATTAAAGATAATTTTAAAAGCTTCATTTGTAAATGTATATTTATCATATACAACCATTAGTGAATGTGATATATCAAAAAAAGCTTTATCTCCAAAAATTATATTATTTGGATCCCCCAAAAAAGTTATATGATATAGATTATTAGAATTTTTAAATGCATTTGCGGAAATATTTGTAACTTTTTCTGGTATCTCTATACGTGTAATTCCTGTATTACTAAATGCAGAAGCTCCAATACTAGTAAGACTTGAATTATTACCAAATGTAACTTGAGTTAAATCTCGCATATCTAAAAATGCATTACTGTCAATACTAGTATATTGATCTCCTATATGAATACTTGTCAAAGTGCCAAATTCGGAATTTGGAGCAGTAAAAGTCAAACTATTACTAGTCGTCCTTAAAACTCTTTTAATAAATTTATTTTTTGATGGATTAGTTATTACTAAAGAAGTGCTGGTTGTAGTATTATCATAACATATAATTAAATTGTTGCCGAATGCTAAAATATTATAATTGTTCCAATCTCCAATAGTAATATCATCATGATTATTAATATCATTATTAAATATATATATACCAGACCCATCTGTTGCTTTAAAAAATTCTAATCTACTGGGCTCACTATTATTAGAAGAAATGATTAATTGCTGATTTACAAAACCTATACTAAAAAGTGAATTATTTGGAGTTAATAAATCTATTGGACGATTTCCATAATCATCACCATCATTAACATTGTTAGCAATCCCAGTAAATGAGTCACTTCCTAATGATAAACTTTCTAAATTTTTTATAAAAACTATTTTTCGTAATCTAGAACAATTTATAAATGCATTATCAGAAATAGTAGTAAGAGAAGATGGAAAGTCTATCTTTGGTAAACTTGAACAATTACTAAATGCACTCTCACCAATTGTTTTGACCTGTGACACTGGATTAAATGTTACGGTGTGCATATGATAAGCATCTTTAAATGTTTCATTCGAAATAGTAGTAATAATATTTCCGATTATTACTGATAATATGTCGCTTTGAGTAGGTAACATTTGAGTAAAGACACTTTCTTCTAATATTTTACCAAAATTATTTCTTTTAATTTCAGTTACCTCCGTTAAGTGGGCATTTCCGAAGCCCAGACCTCTCTTTCCGGTAATAATTGTAAATGTAAAATCTTCTTCTTCTTGTTTATTTTCTTTTTGACATCCATCAGCCGATGTACTAAACTGACTTCGATAACGGCCAATACCACCTAATGTATTTCTATATACTATAAGATCTTTATTTAATCCAGAGGTTCGTCTAGCAATAGCTCGTCTAGTCTGAGATGATGTGCTGATTCCTAAAGCACTTTCACCAACATCCTTATTTTGTTTTCCAGCTTTTCTTGCCTTAACTCTTGCATTTATATTGGCAGACATATATAATAATTATATATTTAATAATATTATTTTTTATATTACCATATTCAACTAATAATAGAATCATTAGTTGAATGACATCTATTCAAAGTTTCTGACAGGTTTATATTTTAGTAAATCTAACAGTCGAGTTGTTGTTGGAAAATTTTCTTCGCCATAAATTTCTTGAAGCATCAACCATTCAAACATACCTCCAATATAAAGATAAACATTATTAAAACCTAAGTCAATTAATTGCTTATATTTTAAAAAAATTTTTTCATCATTTGAATTTTCACCATATATAATAATAACTATTTTCTCTGATTTATTTAAATATTCATTTAATATCTGAACTTCTTGTTCAGGAGTAATAGTTCCTTTTATTAAGCATTCTTGATTATTATCATTTAGTGTATTAATAATAATATAATTATTTTTTTTTATTGCTAATTGTAAATCTTCAAAATTAATTTTTTTAATAGAATTTAAAGAATTAATATTTCCCATTATTAAATAAGAGTGATTGTCCCTTAAACCCTAATAATTAAAATTTTTTATTTTTTTTTAAAAGGATCTCCTCCTTTATATGGGTGGTTTAACAGGACGACTGCTCTTAGTTGAACTCAACAACTATTTCGACCTCTTCTCTTTTTATACTTTTAGATGCTAATATAGATAATTCTTCTCTCTTTTTTCTAGTTTTTTGTGAATTATTTGTCTTTCTTTTTGATGTGCTATTTCTTGAATTCATATCCGCTTCAATTTCTGAATAATTATTTTCAATATATTCAATTACTTTATTTTCTAATGCCCATTTAAAAAAATTCAATTGTCCAATTGTAGTTTGAATATATTTATCTTTATCACATGGTATAGTTATTCTTTGCCATCTACAGAATGGATCAAATCGGCGTTTAGAATATGCTTTCAAATTTAATTTATAATCAAGATATACTTTAAATCTTTTTGAATCTAATGACTCTGTAGAAATTATTTTATTATTAATGTTGTATACTGTATAATGTTTTTTTGCATAATTTGTTGCAAACCAATCAACTATTCTTAATGAAATTCGAGATTCTCCATTGATAATACCTAACATTTTATTCATATTATCACTATTTTTATAATATTCTAATAATTTGTTTAAAAGAACATCGTTTTGTTTTATATAACTCATTATTTATCTATGTTTCCTTATTTTTTAAATACTTATTTAATATATAATTAATATATATATATATAATGAATGATGTAATTATATTATATATAGCATCTATTATTAGAATATTGGTTGTTTTAATTATTTTATTTTACACTAATCTACCAGAATTTATTAAAATAATATTATTAATATTTTCAGAAGGAGATTGTAGAATACCGCGTCAACTAAAATTATTTAGTAATCCATCTCAAATATGTCCAAATACATTAATATATCATCAAACAGATAAAATATCAGATACAATTATTTATAGCATTTTATTATTTCAAATATATAGTTATAACTTATTACATAAAGTAGATTTAAAATTAGTTTTATATTTATTTATATATAGATTAGTTGGAATTATTCTATATTTTATAACACAAAATAGAGAATATTTAATATATTTTGCAAATTTTTTCTTATGGATTACATTAACAATATTTATTATAAAATATTTTAGAAAGAATTATAAAAATTTTTTAAGTATTAGATATTATAAATTAATCTTTGGTATAGTTGCTGGATTAAAACTTATTCAAGAAATATTTTTACATAGTGGGATAAAAAATGATATAAAATATGGTGTTTTTGAAAAAATTACCGAAATGAATTATTTTTCCCAAGAAACTTTGGTTTTACTCAAAGATTTATTTAATATATTATAAAAAATATTAAATTATTTTTCACAAGTAGATTTGGTTACACATAAGGAATTTTGAGGAGTTAAAAATTTTTCTTGATCAGATAAAACATCTATAAAATCTTTAGTTAAAAATGGATTTTGATATGTTTGTGAAAGCATATTTCGTTCCATTATTTCGTCTCTTTTTTTTTCATTTATTTTATCATTTTTTTTTAATATATATTCTCCTCTGAATGCTATATTATGTATTATTTCATTATCGGAATTTAATAAAGGTTTTTTATTCTTATCCGATTTTTCATATTTTTCTCCATTGCTCCAAACAATTTCTTCCATTAAATATTCATTATATTATTAATTTTTATATAAATATTTATATATATTCTTTCTTATAAAATATGTTTAAAATTACACCTATTTCTCTCTTATGTAATACTAATTATACCCAAAAAGATGTTCTATTTGTTCTATCTACATTAACTGATTGTTCTCCAATTGAAGCAAAAAAATGGGGAGAAATTATTAATAATCTACCAAATAATCATCATATATTTACATATACTCTTGATAATAAATTAATTGGTATGATTACAGTTATTATTGAACAAAAACTTATTCATTCAGCATTATCTGTTGCACACATTGAAGATTTAGTAATTTTACCTGACTATAGACGTCACGGTATTGGTAAACAACTATTAGATTTTGCAAAAACTTTTGCAAAGAATAATAATTGTTATAAAATTATTTTAAATTGTGATAAAAAACTAATTCCATTTTACGAAAAAAATGATTTTGTAGAAAAAGCTGTGCAAATGAGATTTAATTTGACAGATTAGTATTTTCTTTATTTTAAAATTTTTCTAAAAATAATTATAAATAATATAATTAATACAATAATAATATAAATATATGTAAAGGTAGTTAATTGTTTCCAGTATTGTAATTGTGAAATATATGGTTCAGATAATTTTTTTTGCTTTTTCAAAAAATCAATATACTGATTAAAAAATACAGATGCTTGGTATCCATAAAATATACTATAAATTAAAATAATTGAAGATAGTATTTGAAGCATTTTTTCATATTTATTAAAATTTTTACTAAAAATAATAACTGTTAATCCAATTGATGATGTAACATACATATTTCTTGTCATAGATATATATGTATTTGCAAACATTTGAGGATTATGATTCAAACTCATTATATATAATAAACTATAATAAATATTAATTAATTAATAATTATCTTCTTACTCCACTCCATATTTTCTATTTATTCTTCAAGTAGATCTAATGATATAGCTAAATTATGAATATCGTTCATATTTTCATTATCATTGTCATTATTTAATGCTGCATCCAAAATAGATTCTGCATTAACTAGTTCTTGATCCTGGATGAATGGAACATTTTGCGGGTTTTCATTTATTTCACCTAATGAAATTAAATTTATTAATTCATCAATATTAAAATTTAATTCATCTTGTTCTGAAATTCTTGTGGGCGGTGTTGGTTGTCCTGGTCGAAAAATAATTGGCGCTTGTCTACATTGTGGGCATTTATTACTAAATGATGAATAATTAATTGCTTTATGAATACAATTCATGCATGCTACGAGCGAACATTGAGTGCATGCAAATGTATTTTGCAAATTAGGATCTATAGTTAGCATACATATGGGACACTCATATGGTTTTGTTGGCCAATCTGCTCCACCTTTTTTATTATATTTTAATAATTTTTTTGATCTTTTTGATTTTTTAAATGTTTTTGATCTTTTTGATTTTTTAAATGTTTTAGATCTTTTAAATGTTATTGATGTTTTTGATCTTTTTGATTTTTTTGATTTTTTTGATTTTTTTGATATCATATATAATAAAAATATAATTAAATTTTTTTATTATAGAGATCTACTTTTCTTGTTTAATAATTTTTAATTGTTTTGTAAATAAAAATTTATCTTTATTTTGTTGTCTTCGTTGCAAATTACATTTTAAGCAACTAACAATAACATTATCTTCCTGGTGTGGTAAATTATTATCAATTCTATCTAAAGTCCATTGTTCCATATCTCTGACTTTTTTATAAAAAAGTTTCATATTGCATTTACAATAATAACATTTTAATTTACTAATAACTAACTTTTCTATTGCTTGTTCTTGAGTAATATTATTATCTTTATATTTATTTTTATTTACATCCTGAGATTTATAACTAATAATTTTTTTATCTAACTCTCTTAAAAGATTTTTTTTATATTCAAATTCTGAATTATTAGAATCTAAATTTAGATATAATTTATTAATTATTTGTATTTGAAAGTGATTTTCAAAAACAAAGTTAGGAAAACATTGCATACAATCTCTTTCAGCAACAATATTTGGATTATTAGGATCATTTGCTTTTTTAATTTTATCAGAATGATGTTTACCTGAAATTTCTATTTGCTTCATATATATATATATAGGGTAGTGAATTTATGTTAAAAATCTAAAATGTATAAACATAAATTTTGGTTAAATTTATAATTTAATAAAAAAGAGTTAAACTAAAATTGTTATTATATATTAATAATGTCCTTTGATGAATGTCAAGAACTTAAAAATATTAAATACAAAACTATGCTTTTAAATGGAAATAAAAAATTACTTTCTTCTATTACAAATGATATATCAAATATAGATTTATTATTAGATGAAGAAAATGCTCAAAATAAAAAAGAATCTTGGAACAAATTAGATAAATCTATTAAAATGGATAAAATAAATGACTATATAGTATCACTTACATCGAAATATAAATTAAATAAATTAGAAATTAAAAACTTGAGAGAATATTTAAGTTCAAATTTAGATAAGAAAAATCTATACAAAAATAAAGAAGTAACATATATAAAAGAATCTGGAAAACTTGAAAATATACATAATTTACACTTTAATAATTCTACTAGAAAATTCACTTTGAGAAAAAATGTACAACATGTTTCAACAGCAAAAGCATTAGGTCCTACTAGAAAGAAAAATAAATCAAAATCAAATAGAGGTAAATTATCAAATTCTCCAAGATCAGAATCTCCAAAATCAGAGTGTTCATAAATTTCTAATTATATAGATATTTGTTTTAATTGTCCGGTAGATTTCCATTTTTTATCTATATTATATAATTTATTACAAGAGTGGATAATAGATGTGATATTAGAATTACGTCGAATGTCATGTTTTTTAAGTGGATATACTTTTTTATTAAATTGTAAAAATTTTAATGTATAATTTTTATTGGTTAACTTATTATTTGTTTTTTTTACAAATTTATTAATAAATAGCATACTATTAATAATCGTATAAACAGTAGTTACGTTATTTTTTTTATTATTAAAAATATTAGGTTGTAGATTATAATGCAATAATATTTTATGAATATTAATAGCAGTGTCATACAAATTATTATGGCTTCCGTTAACATATAATGTTGATCCCAAATATAAGGAAATTATACCTGGAGGCCAATTATTTATATCTAATAAAATAGGTTCCATTACCACTGGAATCATTAATTTATTTCTAGCATTAGCATAAGTCCATTCTTTTAAACAATTATCTCGTTTTCTTGGATTCATTGCTGATTCATTTACCTTTTTACAGTATTCTTCAGTTAAACAAATAATTACAGCATCTGCATTATCTATTCCACTAGCCATTCCGGCATCAATATTACCCATTAAATTTTCTTCATCAATCCAGATAGACCAACCACATCTTTGTAGGTTTTGAGCTAATTCATAAACTCTAAGGTGATTATCTCTATCTAATCTATCCTTTTTCCATGTATGAGAAAAAAATAGTTGTCTACTAGTTAAGAACATAATTAATATATTAAAAATTGATTTTAATATATATTATTAAATATATATTAAATGACACTTGTTAATGATATTTCAATAAATAATATAATTAATTTAATAGAAGAATGGAATATATTAAAATATCATGAAATAGAAGAATTAAAAAAATCAATACTTTTAACATCTACTGAATATATATTAAATAATATACTTGATATTATTAATCCTGATTTTGATAAAAAACTAATTAATTATATTTATCAATTACATTTAATACAAATACAACATTTATATGATAACGATACTAAATATATAGTGCAATTTAAAATTAAAAAATATATTAACTCAATAAAACCTATATTATATACAAAAGTAATACCGCCTAGATCATATAAAAATAGTTTTATTAGAAATATATCATACAACATCGAACATGTAAGAAAAAAAATAAATTATCTTCAAAATGTTATACAACCGATTCAAAGAAGTGATGAATGGTATATCTTTCGTCATAATTTGTTAACGGCAAGTTCAGCGTGGAAAGTATTTGGAAGTCAATCTATAAAAAACCAACTAATATATGAAAAATGCAGACCATATAATATATATAAACATCCTCCGATAGATTCTCCACTACATTGGGGACAAAAATATGAACCTATTTCTATTGAATTTTATAAAAAATTATATAAAACAGAAATTACCGATTATGGTTGTATTAAACATTCAAAATATCCATTTATTGGAGCTTCACCTGATGGAATTAATACAGATTCTCAAAATCCACGATATGGAAGAATGCTGGAAATTAAAAATATAGTAAATAGAAAAATTAATGGTATTCCAAAATTAGAATATTGGATTCAAATGCAACTACAAATGGAAACATGTGATCTTAATGAATGCGATTTTCTTGAAACCCGTTTTATTGAATATGATAATGAAGACGCATTCTATAATGATGGATCTTTTACATATTCACATGATAATAAACTAAAGGGAGCTATTATACTTTTTAGTGATAATGGTATTCCACATTACGAATACGCTCCATTATATATTACTAAAAATGAATATGATAATTGGGTTGAATATATTTTAGATAAAAATTCACATTGTGAATGGGTTCAAAATCAATTTTGGAAATTAGACGAATATAGTAATATACTTGTTCTTCGTAATAAATTATGGTTTACTAATGCAGTTCCTTATATAGAAAATATATGGAATATTATACTTCACGAGAGATGCTATGGTTATGAACATAGAGCTCCAAAAAAACGTAAGTCTATACAATGTAAAAATAATTTATTATCTAAATGTCATATAAATATTGAAAAATTATAATTTAAAATTATATCTCTGTAATATTATAAATAATGCAAGAAGAAATGCAAGAAGAAATGCATGTTAAAAAAAGAAATGGTAATCTTGAAATTGTATCATTTGATAAAATTCTAGCCCGTCTTAAAACATTAGGAAATCTCTCTAATATTTCAATTAATTATACTACATTAGTTATTAAGATAATTGATCAATTGTATAATGGTATTGAGACGTCCAGAATAGATGAGTTAACTGCACAACAGGCAGCTACTATGTCAACTATTCATCCTGATTATGGTGTATTAGCAAGTTATCTTGTTATTTCTAATCTTCATAAAAAAACTGATAAATCATTTACTAAATCAATGAATATGATATATAATTTTCAAGATAATAATAATAACCATATACCACTCCTTTCAAATGATTTTATTAGTATTGTAAATAAATACGCATCATATTTTGATAATATTATAGATTATCAACGTGATTATTTAATAGATTATTTCGGATTTAAAACATTAGAGAGAGCATATTTATTTCATTTAAATAAAAAAATTATTGAACGTCCACAGCATGTATGGTTGCGTGTAGCAATATGTATTCATAAAGAAGACATTAATGCTATAAAAGAAACATATGACTTAATGTCTCTAAAATATTTTACACATGCAACTCCTACTCTTTTTAATGCAGGCACTCCTCGGCCACAACTTAGTTCTTGTTTTTTAACTGCAATGGAAAGCGATAGTGTTGATGGAATATATAATACATTAAAAGAATGTGCAAATATATCTAAATGGGCAGGAGGAATAGGTATACATATACACAATATTCGTGCCAAAGGAAGTCATATTCGTGGAACTAATGGCACATCTAATGGTATAGTGCCAATGTTATCTGTTTTTAATAAAACAGCAAGATATATTGATCAAGGTGGTGGGCGCAGAAATGGAAGTTTTGCTATATATATTGAACCGCATCATGCAGATATCGAAGATTATCTGGATCTAAAGAAAAATCATGGAGATGAAGAATTACGAGCTCGCGATTTATTTTATGCTTTATGGATTTCAAATTTATTTATGGAACGTGTTAAAAATAATGCAAAATGGAGTTTATTTTGTCCAGATTCTGCTCCTGGATTATCAGAAGTTTATGATGAAGATTATAAAGTATTATATGAAAAATATGAAGTAGAGAAAAAATATGTTAAACAAATTAATGCACGTGATTTATGGATTCAAATTTTAGATTCTCAAATGGAAACTGGAACCCCATATATGTTATATAAAGATTCTATAAATAAAAAGAGTAATCAAAAAAATCTTGGAACTATAAAGTCAAGTAATCTTTGTTGTGAGATTACAGAATATAGTGATGAAAATGAAACTGCTGTTTGTAATTTGGCATCAATTGCATTAAGTAAATTTATTATTGAGACTGATAATCCATTTAGTAATAATATTTTGATATATACAAAAGATAATTGTAATTGGTGTATTTTAATGAAAGCTTTATTGAAACGTAGAAATATTAGTTTTCTTGAAACTAAATTAAAAACAGATGATGAAATTAGAAATTTTAAAGAGATATGGAATGTAGAAACTGTTCCACAATTAATAGATAATGAAAAATTAGTTGGTGGTTTTACAGAAGTTTTAAATAAACTTAGAAATAAATTTGATTATGAATTATTACATAAAATAACTAAAATTATTACTAAAAATTTGAATAAAGTTATAGATATCAATTTTTATCCAACTGAAAAAACTAAACGAAGTAATTTATATCATCGACCAATTGGTATAGGTGTTCAAGGATTAGCAGATGCGTTTATAATGATGGATATACCATATGATAGCGAACTAGCAAAGATAGTTAATAAAAAAATATTTGAAACAATATATCATGCTGCATTAGAACAAAGTATGGAACTTTCACTAGAACGAAATGAAGATATGAATATTTTAAGGGGAGAATATATGATATCTTGGAATTTTAGAAATGAAGATAATGATTTATCTAGAGAATATGAAATTAATGATTATATGAACGCATCTTCTAGTTCTACAATTACAAATGAAACAAAAATTTCTGCTTTACTTAAAAAAAATACACCAATTCGTTGTGAAATAGAGAGAGAAACTAACTGTTATGGATCATATTCTTCATTTGACGGATCTCCAGCATCTAATGAAATTCTCCAATTTGATATGTGGAATATTTCTCCTGATGATAGATATGACTGGAATAAATTGAAACAACAGATTAAAAAAAATGGATTAAGAAATAGTCTACTTGTTGCACCAATGCCAACTGCGAGCACTAGTCAAATTTTAGGAAATAATGAATGTTTTGAACCATTAACAAGTAATATATATTCAAGAAGAACATTGGCTGGTGAGTTTATATTAACGAATAAATATCTAATTAAAGAATTACTTGAATTAGGTATTTGGAATGAAGAGATTAAAAATAATATAATTTTAAATAAGGGAAGTATTCAATATATTGAAAATATTCCAAAATTTATTAAAGAAAAATATAAAATTGTTTGGGAAATTCCAATGAAACATTTAATTGATATGTCTAAAGATAGAGGCGCATTTATTTGTCAATCACAAAGTCTTAATTTGTGGATGGAAGATCCTGATGCAAAATCATTAACAAATATGCATTTTTATGCATGGAATTCTGGATTAAAAACTGGAATATATTATTTACGTAGAAAACCGAAACATCAACCTCAACAATTTACTATAGAACCTACACAAAATACTATAACTGAACAAAAAGATAGTGTATACATAGAAAAAGAATGTGAAATGTGTGGCAGTTAATAACTAAAGGTATCACTATTTTACCAATCGATAAAGTTTAACATTATATTTTTTGACTTTTCTCAGAATATAATGTATTTAAAGATTTCAAACTTTCTGATTTTTCTAAATAATCTATATTATAGTTTATCATACCATAACAACGTAAACAAACTAAAACATCTATAAATGAGTTATGTAATCCATCCGGTATGGTTCCAAATAAATATTGATGTAATTCCAGTAATTTTGGATATTTGTAATATTGATCACCATTATTTGCAACTTTGATTATCTTACATATATTTACACTTTTTTTCATAGTGCAAAATTCCGGCTTTCTAGCGCTATTTATAAAATTTTCATGTAATTTATTTCTAATACATTCTACTGTTATCATATTTTTGTCAAATGATATATTATGTCCAACAATAATATCTGCTTTACATATTATATTATTAAATTTATTTAACTCTTTTTTAATATCCACACCTTTAGTTCTAGATATTTCATTTGATATTTTATGAATATTTTCACTTTCTTGAGATATTATAACGTTGTTCGGTAGTTTAATTATTTCATCAACATAATTTAATACAATATTTTTATCTGTATCGTATAAAATATATGATAATTGGACAATATACGGCCATTTATATGTCGCAATCATTGAGGCGTTTTTTTCAGGCAAACCTGTTGTCTCTGTATCAAATACTAGAATTTTCATTATGTTATATATTCTCTTTATATAACATATTTTTTAAATTACATTATGATTTTATAATTATTTATCAATATTATCTATACTATTGACTGTTGACTCTTTACATATTCCAAAACTTTTACGATGCCATTGTGATATCCCATATTTGCGAATTCCATCTATATGTTTAGCTGTTCCATATCCTTTATTTTTAGATAGATCATAATATTCATCTAATTTAGGATACTTTTTACAAATATCATAAATATAATTATCTCTCTCTACTTTCGCTAAAATAGAAGCAGCAGCAATAGCGGTATATTTATTATCCCCACCCTCAATACATACCTGAGATACTTCTTTAATAATATTTTCTATATTATCTAAGTATGTCAATATTTTAAAATCACGACCATCGACTAAAATTAAATTGTTTTTGGTATAATCAATTATTTCTTTAATTGCTTTATGCATTGCCATATGTGTTGCGTTTTTAATATTATGTTTATCTATTATTTTTTCATCTTGAAATGCAATTGAGTATTTTAGACAATTATTTTTTATATATTCAGCTGTTTCTTCTAATTTTTTTTTTGAATGAAATCTTTTACTATCTTTCATCAATTCATGCTTAAAACTATTATCTTTTGGTAAAATTACTGCCGCACAATAAACTCTTCCAAACATAGGTCCTCTTCCAACTTCATCAATACCTATTTCTATTATATTGGGATTTTCATTATAACAGCGCTCTAGTGTCATTTAATTTTAATGAATATTATATTATATTTATTATTCAATTTTAATTTCTATAAAGTTTTTCTATAAACTTTTCTCAAAAGCTATATATAATGAGATTAAATTTAAACTATTGTTTAATGGCTGTTTTACTTTTAATTATTTTATATAACAGTTTAGGAGATATTTTACTTGAAGGATTTGCACATCATGATTCAGATAATGTAAATACTAATTATAATCAAGATTCACCTAATAGTCAACAAGGTATTCCAGCTTCTGAAATTCCTATTGGAAATGAAGATTTATATATTCTTAAATCTCAAATAGTGCCACCTGTATGTCCAGCTTGTCCACCTGTTTTAGCTTGTGATAATAATAAAAAATGTCAACCCTGTCCACCTTGTGCTAGATGTCCTGAACCCGCGTTTGAATGCAAAAAAGTGCCAAATTATCAATCTACTAATAATAGTTATTTACCAAGGCCTATGTTAAATAGTTTTAGTCAATTTTAAATTATTATTATAATATATGTCTACAAGACAAACTAGGAAAATAAAAAAAACAAAAAAGTATATACCTAAAAGAAAAAGTAGAAAATATAATAAACAGTATCGTAATAAATATAAAAGAGGTGGGATGCAACCATCATATTTTTATAATTGGATTGACACCGAATCGCCAGAACCACCACGGGCATCCCCGATAGCAATGTCGAGTAATCAGTTACCTAGTTCACCAGTTCTTGAATCAAATGTCTCACGTGGTTCTTCACCACCACCACCACCACCATCACCTATAACATCTCCTTTATTAGTTAGAAGAAATAAAGTATCCACAAGAGAAGCTATGTCTGAATATGTCGCTGTTAAATTAAAACAATATAATAAAGATATTAATACAATCAATTTATATAATAATAAACTCTTGGTGCCACCTTATATGACTATAGAACAAATATCTAACATTATTGTAAAAAAATATATTATGAATAAAGGTGAAATTCGTTTTAATAAATTATATATTTATCTAGAACAACATCCCAATATATTATTAAATGATAATGATAGAATGGATCAAATTTATGATCAATATTTTACAGAAGACTATGGATCACCTTTAAATTTAATCATTTCTACTATTCCTAGAATAAGAGAAAAATTAATAAGAACTGTACGTAATTTATCTATTTTTAGTTAATATATATTATATCGTTAATATATAATGACAAAAAGTAAAAGAAATATAGTAACACATAAAAAATTAAATAGATATAATCGCATAACAAAAAAATATGGCGGTAATAGATTTACTAGAAGAATAAGAGATTTATTTAGAAAAAAACCTCAAAAAATAGAGAGAATCGTAAGAAAAGGATTTGATGATTGGGAACCATCAAAAACTCCATCCTATAGATACCATTCTATTCCAACGTCACCTACGACACGTCGTAAATTTAATTTGCCATCTTGGTTACGATTACCAAAATTTCTAACTCGAAAAAAGAGACAGCAACATAATCTATATGCAAGTCCTATTCGTATAAGTGATTATCCTAATATGTCTCAAACCATAGTTAGTGGACCAGATTTAATTTTGGATAGTCCTAGTGATTTTGATAATAGTGCTAGTATAGGTTTAGAATCTTCTCCTGGTAGAAGACAAGCAGAACAAGAATATCAAACTGCAGTAAAAAGGGGTGAAGATATTTTACAGACAAATAGATTACCATCTCCATCATCTTTATCTAATATTAAAAGTCCAACAAGAATCGACCTTGAGAAACGAGCCATCGCCACAGGTTTTGTACGTCCAGATCAAGTAGACATTATCTCTGATCAAGATCTTAGAGATGTTATTTGGGGAAAGGAACAAGCTACTAAGTTATCGTATGATAATATGATGAAATATATTAAGCGTAATCCGAATGGAACCTTTAAAAAATATATTATGGGTACAGAAGATGCTCAAAATTATCTTAATAATCGCACACAACCTTTAGAAAAAATATATAATCAAGCATTAGCTGATTATCTCAAGACAAATCCAAGCAAAACTAATAATCAAGAAAGAAAAAAGCAACTAGCAGACAATTTACTATCTGTATTTGATAGTCCAGGAAGTGTTTCTTCACCTGTTGGATCACCAACATATGATAGTGATATCCAAGGTGGTAGTTCACGTCGAAGACGTCGAACACGTCGAACACGTAGAAAATCTATTAGAAAAAATAAAAAATATAAAAAAAATAGATAATTATTTAATCGAGTAAAATAATATATTATTTTTATTAATTTAAAAGCATAATAGGTATTAAATTAATATGACAATTGTAAAAGAATATTTAGAATATACAGAAAAATGGAAAAAAGAATATGGAGAGAAAACCTTGGTATTAATGCAAGTTGGTTCTTTTTTTGAATCATATGGGCTTCTCGATAAAAATAATAATATTTATGGAAGTGAAATTGTTCAATTCGCTGAAATTAATGATATGATTACTGCTAGAAAAAATATTTGTGTTGGAAATGCCAAAGTTGTTATGGCTGGATTTGGACTACCACAATTAGAAAAATATGTAAAAAAAATGCAAGATAATGGTTATACTATCGTAGTATATACACAAGATACTCAGGCGAAGAATACAACTCGTAGTCTCCATACCATTTTCTCTCCAGGAACATACTTTTCAAACGAAACAAAAGAACTTTCAAATAATATTACATGTATATGGATTCATTATTCTGGAACAAGTATTATTAGTAATGAAGAAATAAATATTGGTGTATCAAATATGGATATATATACAGGAAAAGTATCTACATTTGAATTCTCAAAAGATTATCATCATAATCCTACCACATATGATGAATTAGAAAGATATATTTCTATTTATAATCCAAACGAATGTATAATAGTTTCTAATCTGGAAGAAAATATTATTGATGACATTATTAATTATACCTCAATTAATTCTAATAAAATACATAAAATAAATATAGCTGATCAAACTGAATTAGGCAAATTTGCTAGAAATGCAGAAAAACAAATTTATCAACAAGAAATTATTCGTCGTTTTTATCCAAACAAAAATGATGAAACTCTATTAAATAATCTACAAAACTATTGTATTGCCGTTCAATCATTTATTTATTTATTAGATTTTGTATACAAACATAATCCTAATTTAGTTAATAGTATTTCAGAACCGCTTTTTGAAAATTATACTGATCGTCTAGTATTGGCCAATCATTCATTAAAACAATTAAATATTATATCTGATAATCGTTATAATGGAAAATATTCTTGTGTAAGTAATCTATTAAATAATTGTATTACCTCAATGGGTAAACGTAAATTTCAATATAATTTATTGAATCCAATAACAAATGTTGAAAATTTAAATAAATCATATAATATTACAGAACATTTATTAGCTAAAGGGATCACTACTGCAAAACCTCCAACTAACAACAAACTTTGTAAGGAACAGGTGGAGCTGTCCCCTACATGGGAACAATATCGCTCAACATTAAATGATATTCGTGATATTGAAAAATTGAGACGAAAGTTAATAATGCGAAAAATTACACCAAAAGATTTTACTATTTTACATAATAATTTGGATATAATATTATCACTCTATAAAACTTGTAATAAAGATAAAATATTAATGAAATATTTGAAGGAAAATATTGGTTCTAATATCAAAGATATAAAAGAAATTTCTGAATTATGTATAAATTTAAAAGAGAATATAGAGAGAAATCTGGATTTAAATATATCTAAATTAATTGATGATATATCTCATGATAAATTGAGTAATTATGAAACCAAAAATTTATTTTTTATAAACCGCGGTTTACATGAAAAATTAGATGCTTGTTATAAAAAAACATTAGACAGTAGACAACAATTAGAATGTATTCAAAAATTATTCTCTGATTTAATTATTACATATGAAAAATCTTCTACAAAAACTACTGACTTTGTAAAAATTCATGAAACTGCAAAAATGGATGCTATGTTACTCGCTACCAAAAGACGCGCTACTTTTCTAAAAAAAATATTAGAAGATAAGGGGGATGAAGTAGTATTAAAATATAAATCTGATTTTTCTGATAAAGAGGAAACTTATGTGCTAAATCTTAAATCAATAGAATATATTGCACACGGTAGTAATAAAAATAGTATTATTATTACTAGTCCGGCGATACGTAGTATCGCTACATTAATTAACACTTCTAAAAGTGATTTGATAAGTGAATTAGAAATATATTATCATAAATTTCTCGATAAATTTATAGAAAATAATATAGACAATATTATTTCTTTTGTAATTAATTTAGATATACTTCAATGTAGATGTTTTATTGCAAATGAATATAATTATTCTAAACCAATTATTAAACAAACGAATAAGTCGTTTATTGAATTCAAGGGAATAAGACATACTTTGATTGAACATTTAAATACTCGGGAAATTTATGTAACAAATGATTTAAAATTAGGGAGAGAAGATAATGAGGTCAGTGATTCAATTAGGAAAGACAGTGATGGAGTGTCCCCCACTGATGGAATATTATTATATGGAACGAATGCTGTTGGTAAAACCAGTTTTATTAAGGCAATTGGTATAGCTATTATAATGGCTCAAGCTGGGTTATATGTGCCTGCTTCTGAATTTATTTATTATCCATACAACACAATATTTACGCGAATTTTGGGAAATGATAATATATTTAAGGGTCTCTCTACTTTTGCAGTAGAAATGTCTGAATTACGAACAATTTTAAAAATGGCAGACAAAAATAGTTTAATTTTAGGAGATGAATTATGTTCAGGAACAGAAAGTGATTCTGCATTAAGTATATTTGTTTCAGGATTGGAGATACTTCATAAAAAGCGGTCGACATTTTTATTTGCAACACATTTTCACGAAATTGTTAAATATGATGAAATATTAGATCTAGAGAGAGTTAAGATGTTTCATATGTCTGTTATATTTGATAAAAAAAATAATAAATTGGTATATGATCGTAAGTTAAAATTAGGTCCAGGAGATAGTATGTATGGATTAGAAGTATGTAAATCATTAAATCTTCCAGAAGATTTTTTGAATAGAGCTCATGATTTACGTATAAAATATAATGAAATATATAAAAATATTCTGGCAAATAATGTTAGTAAATATAATTCAAAAAAAGTGAAAGATATATGTGAATTATGTAGAATAAATATCGGAACAGAAATACATCATTTAGAATATCAGATGAATGCTACTGACAATAAATATATTAAAACTAAAAATTCTAATTTTAATAAAAATCACACTGCAAATTTAATAAATATTTGTGATTCTTGTCATATGAAAATACATAAAAATAATGAGAAGTTAGTCATTAAAAAAACAAGTAATGGATATGAAATAGCGGATGAGTAACGTTATACACATAATAATTTAGTTTTTAACTTAGGATGATGTGTAAGCTACTTATTTTTAGGAAATTAATAATTTAGGGGGCTAGAATCTCTATATAATTAATATTATGTTATATATATTAAGATATGTATGAATTAATTGACTATATCAGGGTAAATTATATAAATATAACATTTGGGGTTGTAATAATTTTTTGTATTTTAGTTTTAATTTCTATGTTAAATATTAATTTTGATAAATCTGTAAAAAAATCTATTAGTAAAATTGTTACTATTGAAACAATGGATCAAAATAATAATATATTTGATGCTAATTTTTGTAAAAATAATATAGATACAGGGAAAGATAATAGTGAAATGTGTAAGACATTAGATAAAGAGACGTGTAATACAACAAGTTGCTGTATTTTTACAGATAAAAATGAATGTATATCAGGAGATAAACATGGACCAGAATTTGTTGATGATAATTTACAATTTTATCATCATAAAGACATATGTTATGATTCTATGGGGAAATGCCCATCATAATAAAATTATTATTATTAAATTATTTATTTATTTAAAATTGATTTAATAATATAGTATATATTATTATATAGATATGATTATTCCTATTAAATGCTTCACATGTGGAACTGTTTTAGCAGATAAATATAGGTATTTTCAACAGGAGGTTCGAAAAATTAAATTTAATAAAAAGATGGAAGTAGAAAAAGTTTTATATTTAACAAAAGATACTATAAAAAAAACACCAGAAGGCGATGTTCTTGATTTGTTAAAATTAAATAAGTATTGTTGTAGGAGACATATGTTAACACATGTTGATCTTGATTAATTTAGGGGTAAACTTCAAATATTAAAGTTTATCTTATCATATATATATATATATATATGAGAAGTAAAAAAAATAAAAAAAATTACAAAAATATAAAATTTCATCTTATAAAACAAGTAAAAAAAGTCTTCGAACTAAGAGATATAGAAAAAGAACAAAAGGAAAAAGAATGTTTAGTAAAAAGAAAAGTAAAAGGGTTGTTAGTGGTGGATTTGGTAAAAATAGTGCATTTGTGGGTAAGTCATGGAATGTTGAAAGTGGTGGTAATTATTATCCATATAGTAAAAATGGTATAGTTGTTGGAGGAATTAATAAACAAATGGGTGGAGGTATAGTTGATTATATTCCACAAGATTTAGTAAATTTATATAGATCAGGTGCAACAGGTTTAGCTAATTATGTAAATAATTACAAAGGAAAAGACGAATATGTATCACCGTATCCAGAAGTTCAACCGGGAATAGATAATAATGTAAAATTTATATCTACAAAGTTTCCTGATGTTGAAAAAATTTTTAATAATTCACAAAAAACTGTAATTAATCTTTAATTTGTAATTTTTTCTTTATATAAAATATAATGAAACTTCTTAAGAAAGTCAATGCTTTATGTATGCCAGCATATGTTTATTTCATGATTTCAATTGTAGCATTATCTTTAGTAGTTGTGCAGAATTTAATGAATGGAAATATGAAAGAATTATGTGTTGGTGCTTATTCTTGCACAGTTCCTAACGTTGTTGTTCTTTGTGTATTAAAAGTTATGTATGTTGTATTCTGGACCGTTGTTTTAGATGCATTCTGTAAGTATGGACTCAAACAATTATCATGGTTTATGGTTTTATTTCCATTGATTTTATCTGCTGTAATGGTTGGATTAATGATGGTTAATTCTAATACATTATTAAGTTAAGTAATGAAGCAATTTATATTATATACTTAAAAATATAAGAATATAATATAAAAAATGAATGAAGATATTCCGTGGAAAATATTAGATAAATATTTTAAAAATAATCCATCAGCACTAGTAAATCATCATTTAGAATCTTATAATGATTTTTTTAATGGTGGAATAAATCAAATTTTTCGGGAAAAAAATCCAATTAAAATTGTAAAATTACAAGATCCTGATACTAAAAATTTTAAATTAAAAGCTAATATTTATTTAGGAGGTAAAGATGGTAATAAAATTTATTATGGTAAACCTATAATATTTGATGAATATCGTGAGCATTATATGTATCCTAATGAAGCTCGCTTACGAAATATGACGTATGGTGTGTCTATACATTATGATGTTGATGTTGATTATACCATAGAAGATGATGAAAATAATATAACAGAGACATCAATTACTTTAGATAAAATTTTTTTAGGAAGATTTCCAATAATGTTAATGTCTGATTTATGTATTCTTAAAGGCTTTGATAAAAATGTTAGATATATGATGGGCGAATGTCGAAATGATATTGGTGGATATTTTATAATTAGTGGAAAAGAAAAAGTTATAATTTCTCAAGAAAAATTTGCAGACAACATGTTATATATTCGCGATAAAGTAAATGAGATATATAGTCATTCTGCTGAAATTAGATCAGTATCTGAAGATGCCTCAAAACCAATTAGAACTTTATCAATTAGAATTGTAGCACCATCAGCTACACTAACAAATAATCAAATTGTAGTAAATGTTCCAAATGTAAGAAAACCAGTTCCTTTATTTATTTTAATGAGAGCATTAGGAATAATTTCCGATAAATCTATTATTGAAACTTGTTTTCTTGACATTGAAAAATATAGTAATATGATTGATTTATTAATTCCATCGATACATGATGCAGGTAAAATTTTTACGCAAGAAATTGCTATAAAATATATAGCAACATTCACAAAAGGAAAAACTGTTTCACATGTATTAGAAATATTAATGAATTATTTACTTCCAAATATTGGCGAATTAAATTTCAGAGATAAGGCATGTTTTATTGGTTATATGGTATTTGAATTATTAAAAGTATTTATCAAAGTAAATAAACCTACCGATAGAGATAGTTTTAAATATAAACGAGTTGAATTACCTGGATCTTTAATTTATGATTTATTTAAAGAGTATTATACTTTACAACAAAGAAATATATATCAAAAAATTGATAAAGAATATTATTATAAACAAGGTATCTATCAAAATAATTTTACAAGTTTAATTCAAAATAATTATACTGATTTTTTTAAAGATCGTATTGTTGAAGATGGATTTCGAAAAGCATTTAAAGGTAATTGGGGGGCTGAAACACATACTAAACGAGAAGGTATAGTTCAAGATGTTAATAGATTATCATTTAATTCTTATATTTCATTAATGCGAAAAATAAATTTACCACTAGATTCTAGCGCAAAGGTTGTTGGTCCTAGATTATTACATTCATCACAGTGGGGTATAATAGACCCAGTTGATACACCTGACGGTGGTAATATTGGTTTACATAAACATATGAGTATATTGACAAAAATAACAAAAAAATGTTCTAATCGACCAATTATACTTTGGTTACGACATAATACTAATATGCTATTCTTAAATGAATGCAGTTATATCTATCTTTCAAAATCTACGAAAGTATTTGTAAACGGTGCTTGGATTGGAATTATTGATGATCCTGAATTTGTAAAAAAAATATTATTAGATAATCGACGCAGTGGTCTTATACCTATATATACAAGCATATCTTGGGATATAAAAAATAATACTATATTTATATATACTGATTCTGGTCGATTATGTCATCCTGTATATTATATTAATGATAATACTAAAAAAATTAGTATATATAATGGTGATATAATAAATTATATTCAAGAAGGTAAGTTTGAATGGAATGATTTAATATCTGGTTTTTCGAAAAAGAAATCTGATTTTGATGTAAATAAATGTAATGTTTACTTGAATATTAAAGAATTATATGATATAACAGATTTGAAGTCATTAGAGAATGAGCAGGCTATTATAGAATATATTGACACATCAGAAAAAGAATCTGCATTAATTTGTATAAATGAATCTGATTTAGAAAAAAAGAATTACACACACATGGAAATTCATCCTTCTCTTATTTTTGGAGTTATGGGAAATCAAATTATTTTTCCAGAAAATAATCAATTACCCAGAGATTTATTCTCATGTGGCCAAAGTAAACAGGCTGTTTCTTTGTATCATTCTAATTTTCATTCAAGAATTGATAAATCTGGATTGATATTAAATTATGGACAAATACCAATTGTTAAAAGTAGATATATGAAATATATTAATAATGAAGAACATCCATATGGAGAAAATGTTATTGTTGCCATATCATGTTACGGTGGATATAATGTAGAAGATTCTATTTTATTTAATGAAGCATCAATACATCGAGGTTTGTTTGCAACAACATACTATAATATGTATGAAAGTCGAGAAGAGAGTTCAAAAGTAGCAAATTCTATAATCGACTCTAGATTCGCAAATATTGAAAAAGAAAATGTTGTTGGTCTTAAACCCGGTTATGATTATTCTAATTTAGACGAAAATGGTTTAATAAAAGAAAATACACAAATGGATGATAAAAAGGTTGTTATTGGAAAGGTTTTAACAAATCTAGAGAATCCAGATACTTCACTTGATTCATCTAGCTTTCCAAAAAAAGGTCAACTTGGATTTGTTGATAAAGCTATTATTACAGAAGGTGAAGAAGGATTTCGACTAGCCAAAGTTAGAATAAGAGAAAATCGTATCCCAACCATAGGAGATAAATTCTGTAGTCGATGTGGTCAAAAAGGAACAATTGGATTGATTATTCCCGAAAGAGATATGCCAACTACTGAAGATGGTATTAGGCCTGATATAATTATTAATCCACACGCTTTGCCTAGTAGAATGACTATTGGTCAATTAGTAGAAACAATTATGGGTAAAGCATGCACTGGTTATGGTGTATTTGGCGATTGCACTGCTTTTTTAAATAAAGGATCCAAATATAATATATTTGGAAAATTATTAACAAAATTAGGATTTCATTCAAGTGGTAATGAGTTACTATATAATGGTCAAACTGGAGAACAAATGGATAGCGCCATTTTTATAGGACCAACTTATTACATGAGATTAAAACATATGGTTAAAGATAAAATAAATTATCGAGCCCATGGTCCTCGCACTGTTCTGACTCGTCAAACTGTTCAGGGTAGAGCAAATGATGGTGGTCTTCGAATTGGAGAATTAGAGCGAGATGCACTTATTGGACATGGTTTATCCGCTTTTTTGCAAGATTCAATGTTAGTTAGAGGAGATCAATACTATATGGCAATATGTAATTTAACTGGTATTATATCAATTTATAATGATGATTTAGACTTATTTATGAGTCCAATGGCTGATGGTCCTATTAAATTTACTGGAACATTAGATAATAATATTAAAATAGAAAATATTAGTAAATATGGTCGTAATTTTAGTATTGTAAGAATACCGTATGCCTTTAAATTATTACTTCAAGAATTAGCAACAATGAATATTGTTATGCGTATTATAACAGAAGATAATATTAATCAATTATCTAGTATGTCTTTTTCTGGTTCTATTGATAATTTACAAAAACCTACTTTTATAAAATCTAATACCAAAATCAGAAGTAAAAGTATTATAGAAGAACCAGAAGAACCAGAAGAACCAGAAGAATTAGAAGAATCGGAAAAACCAACACTCGAAAAAGCTAAAACACAACAAGAACAAGCAAGAAAAACTTTAGAAAGAGAAAAAGAAGTTTCTCCCACTAAAATTAGAATGGGTGATCAATTTGAACAATATCAAATAGATATTATGAAAAATCTTACTAGACAACAAAATCCAGATTCTATAAAAATTGGCGAAGATACAACATTTGAACCAGATAAATTACAATCCACAAAAGTTGACGATCTTAGAGTTACTAAAACAGTTAGGTCAATAGATCAAAATGATGCTATTCCGGATATGCAAGAGCCTTTAATAAAATCACCTCAACAACCTAAACCACCACTAGTTCTTTCTCCAGAATTACAAGAAAAACAACCATCTACTGTAACTAATAAATCTCCATTAAATGAAGTTGTTGTTGTTGGAAGTGATCCAACAAAAATTGAAGTAGATACAAAAGAAATGGAAGTATTACCAACATTAACAGATGTTGTAGAAAATAAATCAGAAATAGATAAAAAGGAAGAAGAAAAGAATATAAAAGAAGTTGTCACTAGTTCTTAAAAATTTTAATTAATTTAAATATATAAATATTACAATTTATACATGAATTATAATAATGAAATTATTATTATAAATGAAAAAAAATTTAATAAAATATATAATATTTTAACTAAAATATCTGATTTACTTAATAAAACAGATATTATTATAATAGAATGGTTTCAATATGATTTATTAAATAAAAGTTCAAAAATTTTGAGTGATATAGGAAAAATAATTCCAAGTATTCAACATTTAATTAATGAAACTAGTTCAACAATTAAAATTTATAATGTTATTGGTAATAAAATTAATAAAAATATTGATATTATTATTTTATATATTGGAATTATTTTTTTTATTATAATAATAACTCAAATAATATCTTGCTTTTTATTAATAAAAATTTTTTACAATAAAAATATTCGCTCCTTTTAAAATTGAAATTAATTTAAATATAATTTCTAATTAATAGATAATGAGTGAAAATAATAAAATTATCAGTGTTCACAAATCTAGAAATATATTATTAAAGATTTTGAATGGACGTGGTTTTATTACAAATGATTATGATGGATTTAGTATTAATGAAATACATAGTATGTATACAAATAAACAATTAGATCTTTTACTTCATAATCCAACAATAGACAAAAAAGTTTATATTAAATATTATTTAGAAAAAACTATTAGACCAACTAATATTTATGATATGATTGAAGACCTTTTTAATATAGATGCTATTTTAAGAAAAAAAGATGATTTTATAATTATTATTAAAGATGAACCAAATGATACCTTACAAAAATTACAACGTTCTATTTATGAACATGATAATATATTTATTACTATAATTAATATAGATAGATTACAATTTAATATACAAGAACATTGTTTAGTGCCAAAACATAGAATTCTTACTGAATCTGAGACCAAAGAATTTAAACAAAAATATAATATTACTGATGATAGAAATATTCCTGATATATCTAGATTTGAACCTATTTCACAAGTATTAGGTATTCGTCCCGGAGAAATATTTGAAATTGAACGATCAAGTAAAACTGCAATTACTAGTAAATATTATAGAATTTGTTCTCAGTAAATATATATATATGTCTGTTAAAAGTCCTTCTGAACATGAAAATTTATTTGATTCTTCATATAAAAGATTTAGTATTATATTAGAAGAATTAACTAATTCTTATCCATTATATAAATTAAATCCAACATATTCCAAATTTTATAATGAATATAAAAAACAATGCACACAACTAAAAACTGTAAAAGATGCTATTTTTTTATATAAAAATAATTTACAAAAAGATTCTGTAACCTTAAAAGATAATGTCAAAGATATAAATGCAAAAATTACACTTTTAAATGATGAAAATAAAAATTTAACCGATAAATTAAATAATTTACAAGAAAGTGATTATGCTGCTGGTGGAGAACTTATTGATAAAAAATTTTTATATAATGAATTTTTTACTGAAAATGTTGTTTTATCAATAATTGTTACCTGCATAACCGGTTATTTAATTAAAAAATATTCAACATAAAATAAATTCAATGCATAATTTTTTATAAAGAAAATTTTTCTATAATTAATGTATAGTAAATGTTTAACTATGAATTAAGTAATAATCTTAAAGGAAAAAAAGAAGATTCAAAATTAAGATTAAAATCAAATTATATTAAATATTTGTTATGGATGATACTTTGTATAATAATTATAGCACTAGTAATTAATACTTCATTATCTAATAATGAATCAATAACATTACAAATTGCAGTTTTAATTATTATAGGTGTTTCCGTTTATAAAATTTTAACTTATATTTATAATATATTTTAGATAAAATAAAATATGCTAAGATATATTATCAAAGTATATTATAATGACTAATATAGATTATAATATACAATTAAAGAATTTAAATATGGAAATAGAACCATTAATCTCTCAGTACAAAAATTTACAAAATACATATATACAAACTCTAAACAATAATAATTCCAATAAAAGTTCAAATAAATCTTCCAAAGAAAATATAAAATTAATTATTGATAAACTGGACGAATTAAATACGTTAATATCTGATAAATTTAATCAAATACTATCATTTATTGATAATAATAAATCAAAAAATATACCAAATAAAAGTAGAAAAGATATAATCAATGATGTTACAAAATTACTAAAAGAGAAAGAAGAAATAAATAAATTATTTGATAAAAATACTAGTCTACAAAATATTAAAAAAGATAAAGCATTAAATCTAAAGTCAAATTATAAAAAATATGTCTTATTAATTTTTATATTTATTAAACTTATATTAATTATAATACGAAGCAAATATAATTTTAGCATAACAATATTAGAAGAAATATTTAGTATAATTATATGTTTAATAATTATATATTACATTATTAGTAAATTTATTTATAAAAAATTTTTATAAGTATCTATATTAAGTATGAATAATGATGAATATTTAAAATCAATGTTACAAAAAGATGGTTTCTCTTATATGAAATTAAAAAATAAAAATAATAAAATTATAGAAGCATTTAATGTTTCTGAAAAATCAGCCAATGAATTACAAGAATTTGAGCATCTAGAAAATATTTATTTACAAAAACTAAGTATATATACTAGAAAACATAAAATTTTAATGCAAGAATACAATCAATATCTAAATCAACATAACTCTTTAAAAAATACAAATTTTGAAGGACAAAATGTATTTGTCGGTGATTTAAATTACGATAGACCAGAGAGTTCTTTAGGCTGTTATAGTGTTGATACTAAGAAATGGCATAAAGCTGAATTAAATTCAGATGAAGTAAACGTTGATTCTTGTAATCAATATGCTATTTTTAATAATAAACAATATTTTGGATTACTTGAATCTAATGGAAATCGTGAATGTTATGTTAGTAATGAAAATCATGTAATTAATAATACTGATGCTCATCCTGTAAAATATTGGAAATCACCAAAAGGTGGTGGAAATGTTTTATCATTAGGAATAAATGGAATTATTGCACTTTTCCATGATCATACCGGCAGTTGGTGGCAAAGTCAATTTGAAACCAGTGTATATTGGACTGCTGGTAACGAAATAAAAAACTGTCACCCAAAATGGGGTGGCACAATTACAGAGATTCAAGGAACATATGGTGGTAATTGTGAATCTAAATCAAATTGGGATTCTAAAATTGGTATAGACAATGTTACTAAAAAACTGAATGATGATTATTTACATAAAAGCGGAGGTAATTTTTTAATTTCTAATAGAACATTTGGAGATCCTGCATATGGATGTGGTAAAGGATTCAGTATGTCATATAAATGTGGTAACGTGACGAAGTCTCCATTTGTAAGGAATCCGTATGCAGAAGGAACCTATGCTAGTATTAATTGCTCAGACGAAATTAAAAATTGTCCAACACCAATTTTAAAATTATTTGATAATGGCGATTTATGTATTTTAAAATCAGAAAAAGACCCTACATCAATATGGTGTTTAAGCTCATTGAATAGTAATGTCAATAATATCGACACAATATCTATAAATAATTTTTTCAAATCAGGGTGGGGATATAATTATGGATTTGAACGCCCAACAAATTTACCAGGAGCAGGTGGTGCTACTTTTAATAATGTTAATTGGTTACTTAATAGAGATTATATTAAAGCTGGAGAACCATTTAAAACTGGAATGTTATTGGCTTCTAAAAGTGGTAACTGTGCTATGATTATAAAAAATGATGGTTATTTATATTTATATTATGCTAAATCAGCTTGTAAAACTGAAAAAGATTCATTATATGGTAATGATTCCAACACTTTAGGTCTATATAAACTTAAAGAAACAACTAATGAATTAAGAAAAAATGTTGGAAAAGTAGGATATGTCCAAGATAATGGTAAAAATCGTGGTAAATTAAAAAAATATCCTAATCACATGATTCAATCCTCATCTATTTTTAGTAAACCATTGTTAAATACTTCATCTAATTATAATGAAACCACAACAAGTTTAAATAAAAGTTTTGAAGATTGTAAAAAAGATTGTATAGATAAAGATAATGATTGTATTGGTATAACATGGTCGTCCGATAGAGGTGGCACATGTAATCTCTCTAATGCTAATAATTATACCGACTTTTTAAATAATAGAAGATATGCAAAAAATAAAAAAACAGCATATAGATTACCCAAAATTAATAATAATAATTCTTGTAATAAAAATGTTAATACAATTACTAATTCTCAATGGAATAAATATTCGCAGTTGTCGGATATGACACCTGATTTTAAATGTGGTATTGCTGCAATTACTATGTCAAGCAAAAACGAACTAGATAATGCATATAAAGAATTAGAAGAATCGGTTAATAATATTTATAAAAAATTAAGCAGCTTAACCAGTGAAGAAGAAAAATTAATAAATAGTCACGGATACAATACTAAAAAATTGCGAGATAGTGTTCAATCATTTCATGAAATACAAAAGAAATATACTTCAGAAGAGAGAAATTTGAACAATTTTATGGCGACACACAAAGATTCTCTTGAAAAATTAATGAGTGACGATAAAAAATATTTAATATGGAGTATACTCACTATTCTTACTGTTATTGGAACATTTACATTGCTAAAATAATTTTAGCAAAACATATTCATTATATAAATTTAATCTTAAAGTATTATATATAATGAATTCACCTAATATTGAAATAGCAGAAAATGCTCAACAACAAACATTAAACAGTATTCAAACTTTACAAAAACTAGAAAAAAGTTTATATGCCGATCTAGAAAAATTATCTGCTGAAAATGCTAGTGTTGATGCACAACAACAGATAATAAATCGAATTAATGATATCTCACAAACACGGATAACTTTATTTAAACAATTACAATCTATGTATTTAACTATTCAAGATAATGTTACTAATACTCGAGAAGATTTAGTAGATCAATTAACTTTAGTTAGTATTGTAGAAAAAGAATTAGATAATGCAAAATCACAAATGAATGCTGTCAAAAATTCAAATGCTAATAATCTTAGAATGACGCAAATAAATACATATTATAGTAAACGATATAAGGCCCATTCCGAAATTATGAAGATTATTGTATATTTATGTGTTCCTCTATTAATTTTAGGCCTTTTATCTAAAAGAAATTTAGTTCCTTCATATATTACTAACATTTTAGGTGCAATTGTAATTGTATATGGTTTATATTTGATTTTACCAAAAATAATTGAACTTAGATATAGAAACAATATGGTATATGATGAATATGATTTTGATTTTGATCCAGCAAAAGCACCAAAAGCATCCGGTAAATCTAGCTCTGACTCTAGTAGTTTAATGGATTTTAGAACATGTATTGGACCTAATTGTTGTTCTGATGGTATGACCTATAATGATGACCTTGGTTTATGTGTAATTACTAATCCACACGAGAAAGAATCTACAATTGCTGGACAATCTACACAAACACCTGGAACTGATTTAAAAGAATCTTTTATGACAAAACAACCGTTAGTTACCTATCATCTTGATTAACTTATAAAATATAACATTTTATAAGATATAAAATTTCATAAATTTTTATTAAATTTATTAATCTAATGTAAATATAATATGATTAAACAACCATTAAATATACATTCAAATATAGAAAATTTTAATACTATGGAACAAGCTCTAGCTAGATCTGGTATTCCACAGTCAAAATTAAATGAATTATTAAAACTTTTCGAGAGAAGATTAACATGTGATAGTGATTGTCAGAAAGAAAGAGAGATAGCAAAATTAAAAAAAAAATGGGAAAAATCAGAAGCAGCATATAATAAAACACAAAATGATGAACAATATTATACTAAAGGATTTAGACCAAATTGTGATAGTAATTTACTTTTACAAAATGCTAATGAAGATGCAAAAAAATATTATGTAGCCGACAAAGGCATATCATTTTACAGAGATAATATTGAAAAACGTGGATACATAGAACATATTAATGAATTTAAAACTAGAGAACATAAAAAATTAGACGATATGAAAGAAGTAATAAATATATTATTATCAAATTATACAACAGCAACAATATCAAGCACAAGATTAAATCAATTATATTCGGATCTTTCAAATAAAAATGAAAAATTAAAAAAAGATATTGATGATTACAAAAAAAGAGTTTTAACTGATGGAAGAAAACTTTATTATCAAGATGGCCGTCTCGAAAATCTAGAATTTTATAAAAAAGTGATTACTATACTCTATTTTATGTTATTGGTATTTTATATTTTTTTTGGATTATTTAGAGATGATCAGTATAAAAAATGGAAAGTATGGTTTGTTATTACTCTCTATATAGTATTCCCATTTGTATTGAGAAATATAATAGCATTTGTCTCAAATATTTATACTAAGTATTCATAATTAAGGATTGAATACTTAATTAACTACATTTTTATGTAATCTTAAAGTCAAATTTTTCATTTATTATACTATGCATAATAAATAAAAAAATAAAAAATAAATTAAACTATGGGTTTTAAAGGGAAAAGCCCTTTACTTTACTTAATCCTCATCATCATCATCGTCGTCATAGTTAATCATAACATTATTCCATTTAGTATTATATTTACCATATCGTTTATCCATAAAGTCATTAACTTCCCGTGCTTTTGGTAATCCTTTACCATAATTATTAGTATACCATTGTTTAAATACTTCCCATAATTCTGTTTTCTTAATTTTTCCACCTTTAACTTGTTTAATTTTCTCTTTACAAAATTCTGTTAAGTAATCTTGACCTTCTCGATATTGATCGCTGCTTCCCATAACAATCGAACAATCATTAACAGTTCCACATGTAGTATATGCCATTTTTACTAAAATAGAAGCTAATACTGGTGCCCATTGAGTAAATTTCTCATCTATTTTCTTATCAATAGCATATTGATAAGGATAATCTTCTTTTGGAAATTTCTCTTCATCACCATATGGATCTTCTAAAAATTTCGACATAAAATCACATACTCGAATTCTACGCCATGTTCCATCATCATTACTTTTAATATCAAATAATGTATTTGTGCATACCACTAATTTAAATTGTGGAATAAATGTTACCGCTTCCTTAAATAATGCACGCCCTTGAATTGGATCACCACCTGTTATTTCTTTCATTATACCTTCATTAATTTTTTCGCCTTTACAAGGCTCTTGCATTACTGCATACCTTACACCCATTAATTGAACAATCTCTGATGATGTGCTTCCTATATTATTTCTTTTTTGTGTAACTAATGTAATCGGCACAGTTGCTTTATAGTCACCCAAAACTTTTGACATTAAATCTACCAATTTTGATTTACCATTTCTACCTGATCCAGTATATATATTAAATGTTTGATTATCATTATTACCAATTAAAGTTGATGCTAAATGTTCCCACATATATTTTCTTAAATCATCATTAGGGAATAATTGTTTCATAAAATCATATATTTCTTCTATTATATCGTCCTTAATTTCTTCAAATGGTATATAATCAATATTGGTAGATTTAGAAATATAATCATCTGGTTGACCCGTTCTATATATTTTATTTTTAAAATCTACAACATAATTATTAAAACACAATAAATAAGGATTATTATCCAAATAATTAAGAAAGTTTTTATCATAAAATAATTCCTTAGCTTCTCTCATTATATTATTTTTCCAATTTGTTTTTTTCAGTAATATACAAATATCAGCTAATTTATTTGATCGTTTTTTTAAAGTATCATAATTATCATCTGTCTGATCAATCTTTTGAAGAGCATTTATAGCATCCGTTGTTTTTTTCATATACATATCATGCATTTTTTTAGAAATTATTAGTCGTAATGTATTACCAGAATCAATCTCATACCATCTATGCTTAATATATTCATACCAAATATTATTTTTTATACTTACACATACAAATTCATCTTTACACATTTGATATAATACTTGCGCAAAATCCCATTCTGTGGCATGTGTAACAGTTAAATCCATAAAATAACTTACTGTTGTTTCTCTTACTTTAATATATTCTTTTAGATTATCATTTTTAGCCCAAAACATTATTGATCTTGAAGTTAAACCATCTGGATTATCATAATCAAAATTTTCCCATAATTCAATTAATTCACCTATATTAGACCATTCAAATTCTTTTGACTGACTACTAAATTTTAACCATGTTGGTAATAACTTAACATTTGTGTTTTTTAAAGCCCATCCTACTCGTATCCATTTATTGTATGATCCTACATCCCAATATTGTTTTGGTAATATCATTGTAAAATCATGGGTTTCTTTTAATTCATAATCAGATGGACTTTGTTCAAAACCACTAAATAAATTTTCAATTAATTCATCTAATTGTGTTGATGAATTAATATCCTTATAATTAATATTATTATACTCTTTTACAATTATTTTTGTAGATTTCTTTTTCTTTTTATCCATATTTTTTAGAATTTTATTAAAATCATCACTATATTTTTCATTTAAATCTAATTTTGGAAAACTTGAACATTGAACTGATAATTTATATAAATTGTTTTTTATATCAAACTTATCTACGTCCATTTCTATAATATTCCAATCATGTTTTTCTTCTATCCATTTTACATTATAAAAATACTTTATTAAATATGCCTTATGATTCGGTTTTCTTGAACCATACATTTGCCAATTAACTGTTCCTCTAGTTACACCATCATCAACTAATTCATCAATATCATTTGTTAATGGTAAATCGTCCCAGACATCTTTTAACTCAGGCAAAATAATTTCTCGTAACATTATTTGTGCTGCCTTATGCATTAATATTCCAAATATAATATGTATACCATCTTTTGTTTTATTATCCATAATATTTACAGTTGACTTTTCCATAACAAATACTTCTATCTTAAAATTATCTGGAACATTAAATAATTTATAAATAGCCTTTGTATATATATCTATTAAATCTATTATATGATCCTTTGTATGCTGTCGTTCTTTTATTTCAACACTATATCTCATATCTATATCTATTACTAATGGTGCATCTTCAATACGTTGTTTTTCTGTTAAATATTCCTTTTTTCCATCTACAAAAACATGTTGAAAATATTTTTCCAAAAATACTTTTTTATCTTTTATATTATATAATCCACCTGATATTTTATTTTCTTTATCTCCAATTCTTGTATGAGTATATGTTTCACCTTTTTCTATGTGTGATCTTTTTAAATATTCGTCAAGTGTTACAGATTGATTAGACATACAGATATATTAATATTTGAAGATATTTTTATGTCAATTTTTTTATCTTAATTTAAATATATATTTATATATTATAAATATGAATAGTATTGTTGTTAGCTCAATAACAGTTAAACGATTAATTTCTGATATAATAGAGATTAAAAAAAATCCTCTTTCTAAAGAAGGTATTTACTATAAACACGACGAATCAGACATGTTAAATGGATATGCCTTAATTATTGGACCAGAAAATACACCTTATGCACATGGTTATTTTTTATTTAAATTTAATTTTCCATATGATTATCCACATTCCCCTCCAATAGTTACATATCACACAAATGATGGTTATACTAGATTTCATCCAAATTTTTATAAAAATGGTAAAGTTTGTGTATCAATATTAAATACCTGGAAAGGAGAACAGTGGACTGGTTGTCAAACAATTAGATCTATATTATTATCATTATGTAGTTTATTTAATGAAAATCCATTAATAAATGAACCAGGAATATTAAAAACACATAAAGATATTATACCATATAATAAAATTATTAAATATAAAACTATTAGCATAGCAATAAACAAAATTTTAACAAAAGATTTATTATATTTTCCCAAATATTTTGAAGTTTTTAATGATGAAATTATAAATAATTTTATCAAAAATTATGATAAAATTAAAAAAACTATAGAACATGAATTAACAAATTTGGAAGATAATAAAATAATTACTACCAATACCTATGCTTTATCCACAAAAATTAATTATGATAAACAACATAAATTACTACAACGTCATTATAATATTCTTAATACAAATGATTAAGACTGATAATGAATAAACCTTATTACTAGCTACGTCATGATATAATTTAATTATAATATTTATAAAATTGAATTAAAAAAAATAAAGTAATTATATATTAATATATAAAATGCATTTTTGTAACAAATGTCAAAATATGTTGTATATTAGACTATTAGAGGAAGAATCAAATAATTTAGTATATTATTGTAGAAATTGTGGAGAATCCGATCAATTAATTGATAAAGACAATATATGTGTTTCAAAAATTGAATTTATAACACAAGAAAAACAATATATAAACGATATTAATAAATATACTAAATACGACCCTACATTACCAAGAACTAATACTATAAAATGTCCAAATCAAAATTGTTCTAGTAATATTGATAATAATAGAGAAATTATTTACTTAAGATACGATGATAAAAATATGAAATATGTATATATGTGTATTTTTTGTGATAAAGTATGGAAAACTAATAATCAGTAACCTGATAAAATCTCTAATGTGTAATTTTTATAAAGGGATTAGCCCATATTATAAAAATACTTTTTTTGGATTTTAGAGATTTCTCTCTAATAAAATTGAACTAATTTAAAGTTTTTTCTTTTTATTCTATAAAAATGAGTGACTTTGAAGATTCTGGTTCTGAAAAAGAAGATATTGAAAAAGATGAAGATATTGAAAAAGAGGATGATGTTGAAAAAGACGATCTCCTGGTAAAAGATCAAAAAAATAAGTTGAATAAATTATCTAATAAAATTAGTAAAAAATTAACACAGGGATACAGCACTGAAATTGATTTAGACGAAAAAGATTATGATGATGAAGATGATGATGATGAAGATGATGATGATGATGATGATGATGATGATTCTGATTTCGATATTGAAAAAGAATTAGATAATGAATTAACATCTAAAAATAGTGTAAATACCGATTATTTAGAATCAAATTTGAAAACAAGTAATATTAGTCCAATTAATTCTGATATAGAAAGTGATGATGAAGATTATTTACAAAAATTTGATTCTGATTTAAGAGAAGAATATATAAAAAAAAATCATCCCGAATGTTTTATTAAAAATTCAACTGAAGTTGAATTATTAACAAAAATTACAAGAGATAAAAATGGTGTTATTATTGATGATAATCATAAAACAATACCATTTCTTACTAAATATGAAAAAACCAGAATCTTAGGACAGCGAACAAAACAAATTAATTCTGGTGATGAACCATATATTGATGTTCCGAACAATATTATTGATGGATATTTAATTGCACAATTAGAATTAAAAGAAAAAAAAATTCCAGTAATTATTCGTCGTCCACTTCCTAACGGTGAATCAGAATATTGGAAATTGAGTGATTTGGAACAATTATAAATAGGGTGACACCCTAACCTCTAACATTTAATTTTTATTTTTCATCAAATTCATCATCTGTATTTCCGCGATCAGCATTCCATTCTGGAACATGATCATAGTAACTATTTTTATATTGTTCCCATATTTCGATAGGAACAATATAAGATGACACTTCATTAAATTTTTTTTCAATTAATTTGGCTTTTGGATGATTCATAATACGCTGTGATTCTGGCGACTCAATAACAACAAATCTTTTAATATTATACCCTGAATTATTTGTATATTGAAGACCATATTCAATTGCAGAATCCGCAACTGATAATGGAATCGTCATATTTGAATTTTAAAAAATATTAGTCAAAGTATTTCAATTTTAAAAGAAAAAAAATAAATAAAACGTTTTGGGCGTTATGGGGTCTCCCTATATTAGCACTTCCATCTATTTCCACATTTAATACACGTTACAAATGTTGTCATTGGCTCATCTGCACTGCGTGTTTGTAATTGATAATAGCTACATTCTTTTGATTTACATTTATAACATGTAAAATTATCAGTAGATGCTTCCACTTTTGGTGTATATTTATTTTGATTTTTAATTTTAAGATCCTCTATTAAAATATTCCATTTTTCAGGTAATATTTCTTGATGCGTCATAAATGCTAATTTATGTGGTTTAATTTTTTTACTTATAATTAAATCTAATACTTTTGGATTTTTCAAATTATTATAAATCATTCTTAATTTATCTATATATAATTGAACAAAATAGATATTTTCCCATTTTTTTACAATAAGTTTTTCACTTGCCTCTTGAAGCGTTCTATTATATATACCTCGCTCTAAATTTTCTGCATAATTTTTATTTTTTAATATTTTTACAAGGTTTAATCCTACATTTTCACGGAATTTACTTGAATTTTCTATTTTTATCATTTATATATTATTAATAATTATAAACTTTAAATTAGTTCAATTTTATAAAGGGAAAAATCCCCTCAAAAAAAAAGCGTTTATTCTTTTAATTCTCTTCTTCACTAGAATAAATATAATCCTCTTCTTGTAATTCAGAATCTCCATAATCATCATCATCATCGCTAGAATCATCATCATCATCATCATCATCATCATCATCATGATCATCATGATCATTATTATGATTATTATCATATTTGTTATCGAGTTTATTATTATCATGACTATTTTTATTATTATCTTTATCTGTGTATGATGTTATTGTAGTCGTTGTATTAATATTTATATTATTAATAGATGTAACTATCTCGTTACCAGTCAAGATGCGATTCCATATATTTTCTGTCATATCTACCAATTGATTATCTAATATTCGAATTAAAATACAATTACCAAATATTTCTGTTTTATCAATTGGTGAAGGAAATTTATAATTATTTAGAAAATTATTTTTACCAGTTAAACGCCCCCATAATTCAATACTATCCCAATTATAAATCTTTACAAATCCATCCTGTTTTCTAAATCCACAAGTTTTATATAATTCATTAACATTATTATTATATTTAACACCATCTTTAATTTTAATATTACCGTTTTTTTCAATTATTAAAATTTGTGTCATATTATTTTTAATGTACTTAAATCGGTTTAAATAGTTTATATCTACAATATAAAATATGAAAATTTATACACCAATATCTATACCAAAAAATATATATGATTTAAATTTATTACAAATAAATATTACACAATATAAAGATATTTATTCTTCTGATGGAATATTTAGAATACAAAATGATAATATTTATCAGTTAATACCCCAAGATAAACCAATTGAAAAAACCACATATAATAATACAGAATTTATTATAGATAAAAGCTATTTTTCATTTAGAAACGAAATATATTGTATACCAATTATTCATCTTGAATTCAATATTGAATATATTGAATTCAAATTAAATAACAAATCAAAGATTTCACTTATTATTGAAAAAACCAATAATATAATCATAGATACATATTTTTATACAAAAGAAAATAATTTACATAATTATTTAAAAGACGATATTTTATTAATTCACTCGTTATTAAACAATAATAAACAATATTAATTATATATAATTAATGGTATATGGTATTGTTCAGTGGGTTATAATTTCATTGATATTAATACTACTAGTTCATCATCTTTTCTCTTTTTTAACAAATACATTAACAGTCCCTAAAGTAAAGGATTTAGTTCAAAAACCATCAAAATTATATAAAGAAATAGAGGAAACGTTAATATCTTCAAATAATAAAACAATTCAAGAATCATCTAATAATAATAATCAAAATTTAAATACAAAAGAAATGAAACTGGAGTTAAAAAATTTCTTTAATGAATTAAGTCAATCTAAACAAAGTAGTTCACCAGAAATAGGAAATTTTTCTAAAAATTTATATTCTGAAATTTAGGACAAAAACTTCTCTCGATTTAGTTATTATTTAAATATATACTATTACACAGTTTTTTAATGACCTTTTCTTCCTTATTATTCTCTTTCAAATCATCTGTACAATTTTTTATTAACATCATATATTCATCTTGATCTACAGAATTTTCTTTCCAATTTGGATGCTTTTGAACCCATAAATCCAAATTTTTTCTCTGAGTGTCACTTACTTTAGATATTGCTTGTTTTAATTTTATATTAGCTTCATCTTTTTCCCATTGAGGAAAATCATCACCCATACCGAGTCCACCTGATTTTATATATACTGTTTCTCTCTTCACATCAGTACAGTGGATAGGTCTTTCATGAAGTGAAAGTTTATTCATATTTTCTATAAATATATTTGAAACACCCTCACTCAATCCTTTATTTTTTGTAACCAATAAATTATCTAGTGTAATTTTTATTTTATCAATAAATTCATTCATTGTTAATGCATCTTTACATTGTTCATTTAAAAATATATTGATATTAAACTTTTGTTTATTATTAATAGTAGTACTATTATTATTATTATTATTATTACCAACCTTTGGTATTAATTCACTTATTTGACAACGTAATTCTTTATTTTCATTAATCATCTTTAAAAACATTTCTTTATAATTTATCTCTTGATTCAAATTTTCAATTCTATTATTTGTTTTTTCTTGTTGTTCAAAAAAACAACGTTTTTTATGTCTATTCATGCTTTGTATATGTTTATAGTTTTTACCACACTCACATGTAAAAAAAGGATTTTTTTTGAGCATTTTTGAGCATTTTTGAGCATTATGTTTTTTTGTCATAAGATGTTTATTAAAATCTTTTGTGCTAATACATTTATAATCACATATTTCACAATAATTATATTTTTTTGGTGACTGGGGATTTTCTGAGGACATTTTTCTATAAATAATGCTCAGAAAAAATCCATATATACTTTTTTAAAAAAATATTTTTTTTTATCATAACAAAATTTTTTCAGATTTTGATATTTTTTAAAGCAAGACAATGTAAAAACCGTTTTTTTTCGTTTTTTTCAATTTATAATCCAAATTTTAAAAATGGACATAAAAAGCATGTCCAATTTTTAATTTTCGATTTGAGAATTCATAAAAGTTTGTTACTGAGATATATTTTTTAAAATAAGTTACTAATTTTCTTATGTAATAAGGTATCCTTGCCATAAATCAAAAAAATGTCAGTAATAAATCTCAATCAGTAAAAATTTATGATAATTACAATGTTTATATCATAAGTAATCATAATAATATTAACTACTATAATGATTATAAATTAATTATTTATAGAAAATAAATTTGATTAAGAAAGATTAATATTATTAAAAGCAGCAATAGTATCATTAATATCTAATGTATCAATATTCCATATATTTGATCCTTTTTTAATTTCTTTTCTTGGAACAACATATTTATTAAAATACTTATTTCCTAATTCTTTTATTGGAATATGATTATTAACTTTTCTGGCAATCATTTTATATAATTTAAAGTCGGGATATCTTTCTTCTCCATTATTTTTATAAAGAATATTTCTGTTATCATCATCCACACACCAATTCATAATTATTTTATGTATTGGCCAGTGAATATCCTCTAATTTTTCGTATTTTTCACATATAAAATCATATATAGAACAACCCAATCTACATAAATCAAAACTCAAATTTGGTTCTAGCCTTGGTTTATTATTATTTATATATGGTTCAAAATTATATTGCGTAGAAGCATCACCATCGGGATGGAAACTATCACTGCATAATAGTATATTTTTATAATTATAAATAGCTCTTCCAAAATCGATTATTTTAAATATTTTACCATACGTTCTTATTTTATAATGTTTATTATTTACTTTATAATATAAAAATCGCTTATCAGTTTCTACATACATTATATTATTTGTATGTAAATCATTATGTGTTAAATTAAAGAGTTTTTGATATGTTATAAGCATCATTAGTATTTGAACAATAATACAACTTAATTCATCTTGGCATAATTTATCTTCTACTAATAAATTATCAAATGTATTACTACAATTTTCTAGTGCAATAACCTGTATAGGAAATTTTTTTATAGATATCATTATATTTTCTATACTTGTTGATTCACTTTCATCACTTTCATCACTTTCATCACTTTCATCACTTTCATCATCTTTACTATCGTATGTATTTGATGATCTTGATGAACAATTAGAACTACTATAGTCAGTTTTCTTTGATTTATTATTACAATTCAAACTAATATCTTCATATATTAAAATATTATTATTACATAATATATCTTCATTATTAAAACTTTTACAATTTTCTATATCATTAATAGTATCAAGATTTAAAATACTTTTTTCTGTAATAATTTCTCCAATTTCTAATTTTTTTTTATTACTTCTAGAATCATCATTTATTAAATCTTCATGATCAGAATTTATAAATTTAAATAATACATTTATATTTTTATAAAAAAAATCATTACTTGATAACATATCTATATCGTCACCAATATCAATGTGATATTCATTTTTATGACCCAAATAAGATCCATAATAATCAACACCATGAATAAAATTTAATCTATGAAATAATTGACTGGTTAAATATGTGAAAAAACTATCTACATATGATGAATTATTTTTATCATTAACTTTAAAATGACAATTGTCATCAAGTAATTTAGGAAGATTAAATATATTACTGTTACTAATATCATATTTACCGGCTAAATATTTAAAAGGATCTAATAATGGAGATAATTTAAAAAATATAGTTTTTGATATATTATCATTATTATCATCTTTTAATATTGCTTCGAATATATTTTCTGTTTTCTTTTTTGTAATTGATTGTAAATTATATTTATTATTTAAATTAATCGAATTAAAATTTTTTTCATTTAATGTAAAAAAATTATTATATAAAGGAATATAATTTTGACAATTACTCATATTCAATAATTCTGAATTTTCAAATTCTGCAAAAAGCTTTGTATTATTATGTTTTTTATAAGCGATGTCCATTGTCTAAATGTAATATAATATATATTATATTTAAACTAATTTCGCGTATTTAGATATATTTTTATTTTCTTAAATCTTATTAAATGACTTTACAACTAAAAAAATTTAATATGAAAAATATTTCATTTAAACCAGAGGAAACAAAGGGTCCAGTTATTGTACTTATTGGTCGTAGAGATACAGGTAAAAGTTTTTTGGTAAGAGATTTGCTTTTTTATCATCAAAATATTCCTATTGGAACAGTAATTTCTGGAACTGAGGCTGGAAATGGATTTTATGCAAATCATGTTCCAAAATTATTTATACATGATGAATATAATACAGCTATAATTGAAAATATTTTAAAGCGTCAAAGAACTGTTTTGAAACAAATTAAAAAAGAAATCGAATCATATAAAAAATCGAATATAGACCCAAGAGCTTTTGTTATTTTAGATGATTGTCTTTTTGATAATTCTTGGTCCCGTGATAAAATGATGCGTCTACTATTTATGAATGGTCGCCATTGGAAGATCATGCTAATCATCACCATGCAATATCCATTAGGTATTCCCCCGGTATTACGAACTAACATTGACTATGTTTTTATTTTGCGTGAACCATATATAGCAAATCGCAGACGTATATACGAAAATTATGCTGGTATGTTCCCGACATTTGAGTCATTTTGTCAAGTTATGGATCAATGCACTGAAAATTATGAATGTTTAGTTATTGATAATAATGTGAAATCAAATAGATTACATGAACAAATATTTTGGTATAAAGCAGAGAATCATAACGACTTTAAATTAGGTTCTCGTGAATTTTGGGAAATCTCTAAAGACCTTAATTCCGATGATGAAGAAGAAATTTATGATCCGAACTCTCGTCAAGGTAAACAAAAAGGACCCAAGATTAATGTCAAAAAGAATCGGTGGTAATTTATAAGTTTTTGATTTTATTATTCTTTCTATTATGTTTTTTTTTTGTTTTTCTTATACTACCTCCTTTGGGTCTCTTCTTTGTGAAAGTCTTTTTATCCTCGGTAAGTTTATTTCTCGCACTTATTTGTTGTTTTTTTCTTATACTTGATGATTTAGTTAGTCGTTGTGATTGTGGAGTAGTCGCTCTTTGTGGTTGTGGAGTAGGTGGTCGTTGTAATTGTGGAATAGGTGCTCGTTGTGATTGTCGAGTAGGTGGTCGTGGTGATTTAAGAGTAGGTGGTCGTGGTGATTTAGGACTAGGTGGTCGTTGTGATTGTCGAGTAGGTGGTCGTGGTGATTTAGGAGTAAGTGGTCGTTTTGGTTGTGGACTAAGTGGTCGTTTTGGTTGTGGAGTAGGTCGTTGTTTTGCTTGTGCAGTAGGTCGTTGTTTTGCTTGTGGAGTAGGTCGTTGTTTTGGTTGTGGAGTAGGTGGTGGTGACTGTGGACTAGGTGGTCGTTCTGATTTTGGAGTAGGTGAAGGCGATCGAGAAGGTGGAGACGGTGGAGGCCCTGGAGGACGTGGAGGAATTGCAGGCGCTGGAGGAATTGCAGGCGCTGGAGGCACTGGAGGCGCTGGAGGAATTGCAGGCGCTGGAGGCGCTGGAGGCGCTGGAGGCGCTGGAGGCGCTGCAGGCTCTGGAGGAATTGCAGGCGCTGGAGGAATTGCAGGCGCTGGAGGCGCTGGAGGCGCTGGAGGCGCTGCAGGCACTGCAGGCTCTGGAGGAATTGCAGGCGCTGGAGGCGCTGGAGGCGCTGGAGGCGCTGGAGGCACTGCAGGCTCTGGAGGAATTGCAGGCGCTGGAGGCGCTGCAGGCGCTGGAGGAATTGCAGGCGCTAGAGGCGCTGCAGGCGCTGGAGGAGGTGGAGGAGGTGGAGGAGGTGGAAAAGGTGATCTTTGCAATTGTGAAGGCTGTGGAAGCGACGATGGTTGTGGCGATTCAGGCACTTTATCCGAAAATAATGTTCTCGGTAATAAATTTCTTTTTGAAGATGGAGGAGTAGAAAAAGATGTTTTATGTATGTCAGCCACAGATTCTGGTAATTTATTTATAAATGGAGATGCAGATAAAGTTGATTCAGGAGATTGACCAGATCCATTAGATGAAATAGGTGAATTAGGAAAATCAGTTGAAGAAGATAAATGAGGAGAATTATGCGGAGAAGGAAATGGAGGATTTCCAGAAAGAGAATCTTGCGATGAAATATTATCACTATCTCGAAGAAAAAGATTTGCTAGATATTGATTTGCATCTGTACCAATATCGCCCTGTAGTCCAGCAATTGTTACATCTTTTGGTACTATTAAATCAAATACCAAACGTTTAGTGCCTTTACTATCTGATTGTTTTATACCAGGATTAGAAATAATGACTTGTTGCATTTTTTCAAATTCTTGCTTTAAAGTTTCTAATTTAACATCTATTTCAGAAGATAATTTATGTGAATTATTAGAACTTGAATTAAATTGTTTTTGTAATGCTATTATCTCTCTTATAAGAGTTTGTAATTCATTACGTTTTTCTGTAAATTCTTTAGACGAATCAGATTGTAAGAATCGTTGTGCCTCAGCTAGTGAACGTCGATAATCAGCTTCAGTATCGCTTTCAGGGAGAGAAGCGGGCATTGAATAAGAAGTGGCTGATGTTGGAAATGATGCTTTAAATCTACTAATAAAATCCGGCTCACGCACAAGTGCTTTATTAATTTTGTTACTAATATTAGAAGCAGAAGCAGGAGCAGAAGTAGAAGGAGCAGCAGAAGGAGAAGAAACAGGAAGAGAAGGACCAGAAGCACGAGAAGAAGAAGCTTCAGAAGATGTAGAAGCAGCAGAAGGACCAGGACCAGCAGAAGAAGAAGCTTCAGAAGATGTAGAAGCAACAGAAGGACCAGGAGCACCAGAGGAAGAACCTTCAGAAGGTGTAGAAGCTGGAGGACGAGGATTAATAGGACGCTTACCAATGGCTTTCAATGATGGATTAGCAGAACTCTTTTCATTATCGTTGCTACCACCTTTTAAATTTCTTTTTTTTTTAAAATAGTTTTTTAATGATTTTTGTCTTAAATTAGTAACTTTTTTTTTCCTAAATGTAGATTTGTTAGATGTAGGTATTTTTCTTTTTCTATATCGTTTCTTAGATTGATATTTGGATTTAAGTAATTTAGGTATAATACTTTTTGATAATTTCATTATATATATAATAATTAATATATATTTTATTTTAAAGATATATATTAATGAGTTGTAGTAATAGAACTGGACCGGTTAATATAGGAGAAAAAGTAAACCCTAACCCATGTGATCTTAAATGTCAATACACATATCATTATAATACTACTAGTATTAGTTCTTATAATAGAGGTCGTTATTTATCTATAACACTAGGAATTGGTAATTCACAAACAGTCAATTATAGTTCTGGTGGTGGAAAGGGGCCATGTAGTTCATTTGCAGAAGGTAGTAGTGATTATTCAGTTAGTGAAATTAGAATATATCATGAATCACTACATAAATATAATGGATCTAGAGCCGATGCTGAATTAATAATACAACATAGTAATGCAGCTGGTAGAGATTTAATAGTTTGCATTCCAATAACAAAAGATTCAGGCACTCAACCAAATGCCACTTCACAACTTGAAAGAATTATTGATGAAATGTCAAATATTGGAAGTGCTATTAATGAAGGTGGTAGTATACAAGGATTACCATTATTTGATTTAAATGAATTTATACCAAATTATCCGTTTTATTCTTATACCGCTTCTCTCCCATATGCTCCTTGTACTAATTGTGTTAATTATATAGTTTTCGATAAAGATGTAGCTTCTATAAAGATATCTAGTAGTATATTGAATAAATTAAAACAAATTACAAAAAAAACACAAGTAACCACCAAACCAATAACTAATAATTTAGGATATGCATATAATAAAAATGGACCAAGATATGGAACATCTGGATCAAATAGAGATAATATTTATATTGATTGCCAACCTACAGGTGAAAATGGTGAAATCTTAATTGAAAAAAATAAACAACAAGTAATGGACGGTGTTACATTTCGTATGGATAATTATATTACTCAAGAAACCCAAGATAAAGTAATTGGTGGTATTATGGGTGGATTGATTCTTTTATTTGGAATGGGTGGAATTAGTTTTCTTATTAAACATTTAAAAACAAAAAAAATACCAGCAGCTAGTTCTCGTCGTTAAAAATTATACAAGATTATTGCTTTAATATTTTTTTATGTTTATTATATAATTAGGACAAAAATTGAATATTTATATAAAAAAAATTTTATCTTTAAATAACATTTATAAAAATGGGAAATGTATTTTCGCATACGAATTTATTTGGCAATAATTCAACAAAACAAAAATTATTTGGAAAAAAAAAACCTAAATCATCCTCTAATGTATTTCCATTAGAAGTAGTATCGCCTCTTTATTCAGATGAAGAAATTATTAATCCACAATTAGTTAATCAAAGTAGTATATCCCAAATGAATAATAATTATCCGCCTTATTTAATAAATGAGAATATATCTCCTTTATGTATAAAACATACCCCGGATATTAACAATTCTAATCAAACTGTTAGAGATTCATCTGTATATATTCAGGAAAATACATCAACATCATCAACATGTTAAAATAATAATAATTTAAAGAAAATATAAATTATTATAATTATTATTATTATATAGTATATATGATAACAATATCTAATTTAGCTAAATTCAAAATAAAAAAAATGATATCAAATAATTTTGGCAAAGCAGCATTACTATATATTAATGGTAGTGGATGTAATGGATTTAGCTTTAAATTTAAAATACTTAAAAAAGATGAAAAACCACACAAATTAGATGAAGTTATAAAAGTTGATGATTATAATATGTATTTATGTGGAAAAAGTTTAATTTATATTATGGGAACAAATGTTGATTATAAAGAAGATATAATGGGTTCTAGATTTGATTTTTCTAGTGCACAGATAGATAGTAAATGCGGATGTGGAACAAGTGTTAATTTTAAATAAACAGTGAATAACCCCTTTAAACGTCGAGAGATTAAAATAAAAGTTAAATATTTTGATATATATATATAATAAAGTTTATTATATATATAATAGATTATGAACCTTGATGAGTTATTTAACTTAATAAATGAGAATATTAAACAAACTGATAAAAAAAATATAAATCATCTATACAATATTATAAAAGATTACAATGGAACTGACTGGAAACAGTATCGAAAAGTAAATAAAGAAACATATAATAAAATATTAGTGAATAGTAATGAGAATTTTGATATGTATATAATAACATGGAATAATTATCAAAAAAGTAAAATACATAATCATCCTGAAAATGGATGTATATATAAAATTTTAGAAGGACATTTAATAGAAGAAAATTATGATCATAAACTAAGATTAGTCGGAATTAAATCATTATTTATAGATCGTATAGGATATATCGATGATTTTATTCATTTACATAGGATGAATAATTATAAAAATAATATTTGTGTGTCATTACATATTTATTCTCCACCAAATTTTAAAACAACATATTATGATGATAATGATTAAATTAATAAGTAGTTTATTTAGTTCCCATTTTATTTATAATGTCAGATATACCATCTAGACTACCGATATTAAAATTTTTTAGAATATTGGTGGCATTTTTCATAAGAGGTTCCATTTTTTTTATCTGATCTACTAATAATTTTTGTTTACCTGCAAGACGAGATGTATCTTTTTCCATTTGCTTTAAAGAATCTGATCCTAATATATTACTTAAATTATCATATGCCGCCTCAACTGTTTTTGCTAAAATCGGTTTTGGTTTATTTAAAATCATTGCACTATCCTTTATATTTGAAAAACCGGATGTCGCATTCTTATCCTTTTTCTTTTTTTCCTTTGGTTCTGCTAGGGCATTGAGTGCCCCTTTTGCTGCCCCTTTTGCTAATTTTTTTATTGTTCCAGGTCCTCCTTCCAACGCCTCTTTTCCTACATCATCTTCATCATCTTCATCATCATCATCATCATCATCATCATCATCATGAGAATCATCATCAGAATGATCATCAGCATCATCATCATTATTATCTTTACCATGTTTCATTCCTTCACGAAAGCCTAAATTTTTCATTATACCAGTCTTAACTAAAAAATTAGTAATTAATATTGAAGATAGTAATACATATATCATATTTTTAGTTAGATATGTTGCACCAAAGCCAACCATTAAGAATAATATAATTGCCGCTAAATTATCTCTAACTAAATATCCAACTAAATTCATAACCGCTAATACAACTAAACTATATAGCACTATTTGATTATGAGCCAACATTTTTAAATTTTTTTTAAAAAAACCTCCTTTCATTATATATAATTCATCAGAAAATATTAATACTAAAAATGCAAAATATAAAGATAATAAAAAAAAAATATATTATATTATTATGACAAATACTAGATCTTCGTTACAGTTAGGAATATGTGAAATCTTTCACCCAAAATTACATGGATTTACAAATAATAGTAGTCCGAATATTTGTACTCAATATATAATCCACTACACATTTTTTTTAAGTGAATTCTGGGATATGTCTTATGAAGAATGTATACAAGATTTATTAGAATATTATCATTCTAACTTTTATTATCATAGACGCGATACAATAATTTATCATCCAATTATTCGAAATTATAATCATATTCTTAATAATGTAAATCATTATAAGTTAGATATAATTCAAGTGATTGAATTATCAGGTAATGAACAAGTTGCTTGTATAAAAACAATTTGGTTAAAATTATTACAACGTAAATGGAAAAAAATATATAAAGAACGAATGAAAAAAATAAAAAGATTAAAAAATCTTTATATTTTACAACGTAGAGAACTTACTGGACAATCATAGTTTACTTTCTATGTTTTCTAAATGATTTATTTTTTCCTTTTTTTCTTAAACTATAGACATATCCACCTTTTTTGTTATGACGACCTTTTCGTTTATATTTTTTAATAGTTTTTTTTTTACGTTTTTTACTTTTTTTACTTTTTTTACTTTTTCGTTTACCACCGACTTGTTGTCTTGGAGCCCAGTCTTGGAATTCGTCTTGAAGAGCATCACGCATGCTTTCATTTATAGCTTGCAATTCATTTAGTTGAGGTTTGTCTTGTTCAAGACCATTTTGAACATCTGCTAATATATTATTTATTGCTTCTAATTTTTTTTCAAGAGTATCAATTTCTTCTTTTGTTACTTGTATTTTTTTATCTGCATCCGCTAATTCACTAGTTAGAAGATCTTTTTCCGCTCCGGTTCTTTCCTCCTCTTCTTTTAGTCTTTTAAGGTCTTCAGTCGTACTTTGTAATTCTAAAACCAGTTTTTCTATATTACCTTGTAGTACTAATTTTAGTCGTAATAAAAGATTTATATTATTTCCAATTGCATTTAATCCTAGTCTTAATTCAGCAAAATATTCTCGTAAGGATCTTTGTGACGCATTTACTTGACCTAATTTACCGCCGGGTGCATTACCTGGTTGCCAATTTTGTCCTATAATTTGATCTAATAACAGATTTGTATTAGTTAATGCCATTATATATATTATAAATATAATTAAATCCCTATATCATAAGTTCATCTAATTCTCCTCTTATATATGAAAGTTTTTTTAAAATTTCTTTTTGATCTTCCTTCATTTGTTTTGCTTCCTCACTTAAAATATCTGTATTCATAATCAAATTATCTAAATAATCTGAAATTACTTTAAATGCATCATATTGTTTTTGTTTTTTAATAATAATATTATTATAATATTTTTCATAGTCACCTAAAACAAGTTTGAAAATAGCATTTTCAGCTGCAGTTTTTTTTAAGTCTATATAAGTTTCTCTCAACATTTTTTCTTTTTCTGCTATTAAATTTTCCATAACGTTTATTGCTATATCATCACAAGCAATTTGCATATATATTATAAATATATAATTTAATAACTTTTTAATATATTGTATAAAAAATATTAAAATCTCTACAATATATTATTTAGAATGTCGAAAATGGAAAATGAGTATTTGCTTAAAGAAGACCTTAATAGATTTGTTATGTTTCCAATTAAAGATAAATCTATTTGGGATATGTATAAAAAAGCAGAAGATAGTTTTTGGAGAGTAGAAGAAGTAGATTTATCAAAAGATATAGATCATTGGAACAGTTTAGAATATTCAGAAAAATATTTTATTTCTATGATCTTAGCATTTTTTGCTGCAAGTGACGGAATTGTTTTAGAAAATTTAGGATTACGCTTTATGATTGATGTGCAATTAGCAGAAGCAAAAGCATTTTATGGTTTTCAAATAGCAATGGAAAACATACATTCAATTATGTATAGTCAGTTAATTGAAACATATATAAAAGATTCAAGAGAGAAAGATAAGTTATTTAATGCTATAGACAATTTTCCATGTATAAAAAATAAGGCAGATTGGGCAATAAAATGGATAAATGATAAAAATTCAGATTTTGAAACTCGACTTGTCGCATTTGCATGCGTTGAGGGAATATTCTTTTCTGGTGCCTTTTGTGCTATTTATTGGATAAAAAAACGCGGTCTTTTGCCCGGTTTAACATTTTCTAACGAATTAATTAGTCGCGATGAAGCACTTCATACAGAGTTTGCTATTTTATTATATCATAAATTAGATAAAAAATTAAAAAAAGAGAAAATAGAGGAAATTATCAAAGAAGCTGTATCAATTGAAAAAGAATTTATTTGTGACGCACTTCCATGTAATTTAATAGGTATGAATAATAAATTAATGAGTCAATATATAGAATTTGTTGCAGATAGATTAGTTGTTCAATTAGGATATAGTAAAATATATAATACAGGTAATCCATTTGACTTTATGGAAATGATTAGTGTTGAAGGAAAAACAAACTTTTTCGAAAAAAAAGTTGGTGAATATGCATTAGCAAATAAAATGGCTGATACAAAAGATGCTTTTGAATTTGGGGAGGATTTCTAATAAAAATAGATATCAATAATATATATATATATTTTATTTATATATTATTTTATTCCATTCATAATAGATGATTCAGTTTCATTAATAATATATAATGATATTACAAATAATAGCAATTTTTAAATGCAATAAATAAAATAAGAGTTTAAAATAGATATATATATATATTTATTTATAAATGTGTGGAATAACAGCATTTTTATCAAAAAATAATGAAAATATAATTCCTTTAATATTAAAAAGTTTATCAATTATACAAAATCGCGGATATGATTCAGCTGGAATTGCAATGAATTCGGGTGAATGGAATATATATAAATACGCATCAAATGATTCAGTAAATAGTATGGATAAATTACATGAAAATGTAAATGATAAATTTTCACATATAGCAATTGGACATACAAGATGGGCAACTCATGGAGCAAAAACTGATAATAATTCTCACCCACATATTTCAATGCATAAAAATATCATTTTAGTTCACAATGGAATTATAAATAATTTTCAAGAATTGAAAACGAAATTAATTAACAAAGGTTATAAATTTTATTCAGATACAGATTCCGAGGTTATAGCAAACTTACTTGAATATTATATATTAGAAAATTATTCAATAATTTTAGCAATTGAATGTCTAAGAAAGGAATTATCTGGAACATGGGCATTGGCAATAATATATACTTTGGAACCAGAGAAAATATTTATTACGAGACATGGATCACCTCTTATACTTGGTATGGATGATAATAATATTATTTGTTGTTCTGAATTATCTGGATTAATAGGATTAGTATATAATTATATAATAATAGATAATCATGATATTATAACAATATCAAAAGATGGCTATCATGCAAATAATATTTATGAAACAAAAAGTATAAATAATATTGCTATTAGAGATAGCCCAGCACCATATGAACATTGGACTATTAGAGAAATTTATGATCAACCACATACACTTTCGGGCGCATTTAATAATGGTGCTCGAATAATGAATAATGATATTATTTTGGGTGGACTCAATAATATGAAAAATATCTTAGAAAATAATAAAATAGAACATTTATTAGTTTTGGGATGTGGAACTAGTTATCACGCTAGTATGTTTGCTAAGTATTATTTTAATAATTTTACTACAATTCAATCTTTTGATGCTTCAGAATTTAATAGTAAAGATATTCCCAAAAAAGGTATAGTATTATCTATTATATGCAGTCAATCGGGGGAAACAAGAGATCTAATAAAATGTATTGATATATGTAAGAAAAAAAAGTGTATATTATTAGGTGTTGTAAATGTTGTTGATTCGTTAATCGCAAGATCAGTTGATTTTGGTGTATACTTAAATGCTGGTAGTGAAATAGCTGTTGCTTCTACAAAATCGTTTACATCTATGTTAATTGTTCTTTCTTTAATAGGAATGTGGTTTAATGATAAATACATGAATATTCCAATTATAACCACTTTGCGATCATTACCAGGAAAAGTTGAAGAATTACTTTCTGATACCATTTTTAAAGATAAATGTTTTGATATTATAAACTTTATTAATGATAAAAATATTCAAAGCATATTTATTTTAGGAAAGGAAAAAATGTTTCCAGTTTCAAAAGAAATAGCTTTGAAAATAAAAGAAATTACTTATATTCATGCAGAAGGTTATTCAGCTGGTTCATTAAAACATGGACCATTTGCATTATTAGATAAAAAAACGCTTACATTTTTATTAATTGATGAAAACAATACAGATTCTTTAACTTCAACATTTTATGAAATAAATTCAAGAGATACTTATTGTTATATTATAAGTGATAATGATAAATTAAATATAACTAATAATATACTTATATTACCAAAGATATTACATTATCAAGAAATTATATTTAGCATTGCATTACAATACTTATCATACAATCTTTCTATATCTCGTGATATTAATCCCGATAAACCAAGAAATCTTGCAAAAGTTGTAACTGTTGAATAAATATAATAATTTTTAACAAATAGAATTTTTCATCTGATTAATGTATTTGGTGTCTTTAATATAATAATATATTAATATATTATTTTAGTATATATATATGTCAACATCATTTCCAAATTACAAAGAATATTTAAAAAGTAAGAAATATAATACATGTGAAGATCAAAGTTCTAATGCTCATTCAGGTTTAAATTCACGATCTCACATATCAGATAATATAAAACAACCAATTGATAAATTAATTCATGATCTTAAAATAAAAAAATCACAAGAAATAATCACAAGGAATAGTGATATTGCGCCAAAATCTTTATCTTTGGGAAGTGAATCCAGTGGTTCTGATACATTGGATACTAGTAATAAAAAATCAATAACTTATTCAAATTATAAAGAATATTTAAAAAGTAAGAAATGTAATACATGTGAAGATCAACGTTCACGTGGTGATTCAGGTTCAAATTCACTATCAAATATATCACCTAATATTAAAGAACCAATTGATAAATTAATTCATAATCTTAAAATAAAAAAATCACAAGAGATAATCCCAAGTAAAAATAATATTGTACCAAACCCTTTAATTATGGAAAGTGTATCCACTTCTTCTGAGATATTGGATACTAATAAAAAAAATTCAATAAGTTATTCAAATTATAAAGAATATTTAAAAAATAAAAAATTATGTTCTATACGTAAAGATGAAAATTTTAAAGATATAAAAAATATCAAAACATATTCAAATTATAAACAATATAATGAAATCATTAACTGTCCAAAAACTTTTCAAAAAAAATTAATAGTAAGTATATTAAAAGATCAAATATTTTATTTTCAGTCTTCTGCGTTGATAAACAAGAATAATCCATTCAAAGGAGATATCTTTAAAGCAACAACTGATGGTGAAATTCACAATGTGATTCAAATTACCAATGCTGATGCAGGTAATACACCTAGAGAGGGAAGGGCAATACCCGACCGGAGAACAGTTTATGCAAAAAAATTAACATTGACAGATAATACTCGATACGATAATACTGGTAACAATAATTGGCCATATGTTAAATTTTATGGATCAGAAGAAGATATTCTTAGAGAACCCGGTGTTTCATCAACCTTAAAGATTACTATAGATTCCAATAACAACATTCTAATTAATAATTTGCCAGTTTATCAATATTCTAGAGATACTACATCTAATAGTTATTTGGGACATATGCAAAATAATTTTAGATCATTTGATGAAAATGGAAATTTAATTAGTATAAATGTATACCCTAAAGATAATCCCGATCAAGACGGCCCAAACTCAACGGGACGACAATCTGGCGACACCCCTGTAAGTGAAAATGAGCCTGAACCAGAACCTGAGCCTGAAATGGAACCTGAAGCGGAATCGGAGCCGGAACCTGAGCCAGAATCTGAACCTGAGATGGAGCCAGAACCTGAATCTGAACCTGAGATGGAGCCAGAATCTGAGCCAGAACCTGAATCGGAACCTGAAGCCGAATCGGAGCCGGAACCAGAGCCTGAGCCAGAACCTGAAGCGGAATCGGAGATGGAACCTGAGCCAGAATCTGAACCTGAGATGGAGCCAGAACCTGAATCCGAACCTGAGATGGAGCCAGAATCCGAGCCAGAACCTGAATCCGAACCTGAGCCAGAATCCGAGCCAGAACCTGAATCGGAATCTGAGCCAGAACCTGAGCCAGAATCCGAGCCAGAACCTGAGCCAGAATCCGAGCCAGAACCTGAAATGGAGCCAGAACCTGAGCCAGAATCCGAGCCAGAATCTGAACCGGAACCTGAACCGGAGCCAGAATCGGAATCTGAGCCAGAACCAGAACCAGAACCAGAATCGGAATCGGAATCTGAGCCAGAACCAGAACCAGAACCAGAATCGGAATCCGAGCCGGAACCAGAACCAGAACCAGAATCGGAATCGGAATTTGAGCCAGAACCAGAACCAGAACCAGAATCGGAATCCGAGCCGGAACCAGAACCAGAACCAGAATCTGAGCCA